ATGAAAAAAACTACTTTAGGCTGGGGGGCTGCAGGAATAATTGCTTTAGGAATTTTTGGTTCTGGAAATGACAATACCTCAAAAAACAATTCAAGCTCAGGGGAAGCACAAAGCTCAGTTGAAGAGATTGTAGAATCAAAATATATCAATACCAATACACTTAATATTAGAGATAAGCCTAATGGTAGTGTTGTAGCAAAACTTGGGCGTGGTGAAAAAGTTGATATTTATGAGAAAAAAGGAAACTGGGTACGTATTTCTCTAAACTCATCATCACCTCAATGGATCTCCGAGAAACTTTTATGTGAAACATAAGACTGTTTTAAACAAAAGACTAGAAAGACTAAGTCCAATAATTATCAGGCTTTAAAATTGCAATCGCATCATTCAGTAAAAAAGCAGTCTCAAAAATACTATGATAGTGATTGTTCTTGTGCTGTAGTTGATTATTGTGTGGGACCAAGAGGTGGACACTATTGTATTACGAGTGGAGGAAATAAGAGATATAAGCCAAAGTATTAACAAATTTAAATTTATTTAAACCTTCTTTTTTGAAGGTGGTAAAGATTTGAAAAAGTAGTGGCTTATAAGAGTTAGATAATTTAGTTTTAGACGAATTCCGCAAAAAAGCCAAATTCTTTTCTCTGATGATTAACGGTAAACCTTATCCTATTAGTGATATTACAAAATTAACACTAACTAAGTTTTTACTCTCACTACTAAAATATCTTTAAGTTTTAAGACACCTTTGGGTGGTTTTTCGTTTTCTGAACTGTTAAATTTTACTTATTATTAAAATGGATAATTTCATGAAAAACATTATTTTTTTAGGACTAGTTCTCAGCTTAATTGGGTGTTCAACAGCTCCAGTTGCTTCAAATACAGCTAAGCCAGTACCTAATGAGAGAATATACAATCAGAACTATCTGAAGAAACACACTCCAGAACAAGCAAAAGTTACTTTTTTGAGAGATAAAGGTTTTTTAGGATCTGGCTGTAGCCATGATATGTATGTTAATAACGAAAAAGTATTCTCAATTCGTTCAAATGAAATAGCTACGATTTATCTTGAACCTAAATATTATATTTTTAGATTAGAAACAGGCGGTGGAATGTGCCCAAATATTGCCACTTCTCAAGAAACTGAAGTCAAACCAGGCTCGGAGATAGAATATCGAATTTTACTTCCATCTGACTTTAATTTAAGACTAACCCGAATGAAATAAAAGCGTAAGAGCTTGTGTCTAAGGCAGTCGAGTAATATTAAATTTTAATTGAACCCACTCGTCATTAAGTGGGTTTTTTATTACTTATAAAAGATTACTGACCTTAGCTAAGAAAATATTCACCAAATTAATTTAAAAAATATATTATTTAATTGTGTTTATTAAATAATATAGAAATATTAATTTAATTTACTCAATAATTAATAAGTTTTATTAAAAAATAAAGGCTTTAAAATAGTGGTATTTTACCAATTAAAGAATATAAACCATTGTATTTTCTTGGTGTTTTAAAATTTAAATAAATTGCATTGTTTTTAAATATTTTAGTGATATTTTATTTTTAAGCTCATTTACCTATTACCACATATGGATATTGTGATTTTTGTCATTTTAGGTTTGGGATAACCTAAATATCTTTTGGTAATTTTATTGAACCTAATATCTATTCTTTATGGAGAAATTAAATATAGCATTTATTTTAAAGTCATTGATTTTAATGCATTTTATTATATTTTTTATTTTAATTATTATAGAACTTTTCGAACATATAGAATTATTAGAAAACAATAACTTAAGAAAGGGTTTTGCAGCCCAATCTTATGTCATTTCGGCAAATGGTAATTTAATACCTACGTCCACATCATTCCAAATAATTTCATGACCAGCTTCATAATGTTCAGTCATTTTCTTACTCGTATGTCCAGCTAATGCCTGAGCAGATTTACCCGCTTTTTTATGCAAGAAAATAGCGAGAGCTCTAATTTCGTGGAAGGTGGGTAACTGTCTTCCTGTTAAGTTTGGATATGCATTTGACTTCTTAACCGCTTTTAAAAAGTTTGAAGATAAATACTGATTATCAATTTGGGTCCAATGTTCTTTCTCATATTTTCTCTTTTTGCCTTGTTTAATCGGCACACGATGAATAATGAAAGGACTCACAATATTATCTTTACAACGATTTAAAACTTGCTGAAGTTCATTATCAATTTTAATCCGTACATAACCGGCACCTTCAGAAATCTCAAACTCATCTTCAGGGTTATCAGTGGTTTTCTCCTGAGCAACGTGCAAGTAACCATCCTGATTATCTGTCCACTTCATTTTCAGGATATCGACTCGTCTCTGCGTGGTTAACAAGGCCAAATCAATTGCATTTTGAAGCCATGTGGGAGAGTGTTTACGAACAAGCTCCAAACCTTCCAATGTATGTCTTCTACGCTGTCGTTTTGTATGTTTAGGCATTGTGGCTTCAATAGGATTATCTGGACATAATCCTTTGCTGACAGCGACATTAAACAGATCAATTAAAACTCCACGACATCCGTTACTGGATGATGCTGTCATATCATCTAGAAGTTGATTGGCCATAAAGAGAGTGATCTGGTCTATTCGCAGATCACCCCATTTCAATTTACAGCGCTCAAGGTAAGATCTATAACTTTCAATTGTTGTGCTGGCTACTGGTTTACCATCTTTACGTCGTTTATTCGCTAAGTAGTCATCTGCAAATTCACCAAAAAATACTCCACCCATAACTTTACCAATCAGATCATCTGACGGGATGAGTAGTTCATTAAGTTTCCGAGCTGCTGTAATCGCTTTTAATTTATCAGAACCCATTGCGTGAAACTTACCAGTTACAGGATGGCGGTAGCGCCATGAACTACCTTCACCGCGATAAAGGTTAGCTGGTAAGTCTTTATTCTTTGTATTACGAGGCCTTGCCATCTCAACCTCTTAAAACACGGTCTACGAGTTCATTACCGGTACGCTTTCGGTAAATTTCCCAGTCTATGTACCAGATCCTGCCGATTTGTTCAGCCGGTAGCTCACCGCGTCGGCAACTACGGGTAATGGTTTGCGGGGCTGGAGGGGTTGCATCTTTGCCACCATAAACCCGTTTAATGAACTCAGATACTTTGATTAGACAAGCCATAGGTCTTCCTTACTTTCTCCAAGTCGCTTCTTTAAATTTCGCCTCATCGACTAAGCTGTCGATTTGAGACGGGTTCACATTATCGTAGTAATGATTCATCAGGTTGCCGAACACAATTAAAGTTCGGGCTGAGGATGAATAACGGAAGCTCATATACATTCCTCCATAGCTTCAAAAGCCTGTTTACGGGCTGAAGCCTGATTCTTGAGTAAAGAGATATGAACATCTTTAATCAGCTCATTACTCTGCATGACACGTTGCTTGGCGTGGAGGGCAGAGGTCGCTTCAATACGACCTCTTAGAGTGCCGTTGCCATGTAGTTTGGCAACATACCTAAAGATATAGGTACTTAAGCGCTCCATCCCTCCATGTCCTTTTTTGCCTTGCATGCCTTCACAATCTGGCTTTCAAAGCTGGTGCCTTTGAAGCGTTTATAGATTGTGGCCAGATCTGCCTCATTTTGTGTATGTTGAATGGCTTGCAGTGCTTGTTGAAATTCAGCAGTAAGTTGTTGAGCTGCATTTGGTTGTGACTGTTGATTTTGTGGTGTTTGCTGCTGTTGAGGTTGAGCTGCCGTTTGCTGAGACTTTTCTTCCTCAGGTAAGTCTTCACCAGCATAGATATATAAACCTAAACCGTGCACGGCAATGCCTTTAACCAGACAACGCATCATGGCCTTGTTAATATCAAATGCATTCGGTTTAACAATCGCTTTATTGCGATGATCCATCACAGGCAAGAACATGTACATGGTTTTACCAAATACGGTGACATCACAATGAACCATCATAGATCCATCCGGAAAATACATTGGATCACGAAAAGCCCAGTTTGCTTGTGGATCTATGCGCATTAATTTGTCCACGGCCCAAGCCCAAGACAGATATGACATGTTGTTTTTCTTTTCGATATGTCCAGATACGCTAATCGCTGCTAACTGTTCAAAGTGGTTAGCACTTTCATTGTTTAAAACTGCTGGATTAATTGCTGCATTCATTTTTTTTATCCTTATTTTGAACCCGTAAAGCCGCGCTTCTTTTTATAAGCTTTGCGGTCGTATGAAGGGATGTTGCTAAGTTCTAGGGCAGTTGCTAATGCTTTTTTGCGCTGGAAGCTAATCTCATTCATTAAGGCTGCATAAACCTTAGAACGCTTCGTCTTAAACTCTTCAACATTTAAAGGGGTCTTCACTTCACTTTTTACGGTGTACAGCACACTGCCATTTGCGTTAGCTGCATAAATAGTCCAGCCGATACGTACAGAGTAGAGACCCGTTAAGCGGTCATGGCCGATATAGGCTTTAATACCATCTGGATGTGGTTTGAATTGAGCATTCATGATTAAGCTGCTCCCTTAGGTTCTTCATAGATCCAAACTTTAGGGTTGCTATCAAACTTGACAGAAAACACACCTGTGCCTTTGGTGCGAATAATTACACTTAGATCATAGGCACACTGTTTTTCAGTAATTTGATGGCCTTTAGATCCCATGCTGCGTACAACTTGCCATGTGTAAGGCTGGTGGCCTTCTTTATTGATTTCGATAACAGTTTGCAAAACTGCTTGTTGGCGTTTAGATAGGTTTAAAGTTGAATTAATCATGATTAGCCTCCCATCATCCAAGATGCAGCGGCTACAGCAATCACCCAAAGAATGAATGAAAGGACAATAAACTTAATGAAGTCGATTGCATTCGCTTTAATTGTGGCGAAACGAGAAGGGCGCTGTTCTTCAACAGATGGGTGTTGATATAAGCGTGATGTGGTTTGACTAGGAATAGGGTTTTGTTTCATACTTGCCTCGCATATTTGCAAAAGCACATCGGAAGGTAGAAGAGTCGATGTGCTTTTTTATTATCTACGAGTTAAATATTACCAAAAAGGTAATTTATTGCAAGCTTTGAGTTATCTTTTTGGTAAAAAAAGCTCAACATATCTATTGAGCTTTTTTATCAAAACTAACTTTGTATTGATATTTCAGTTTTATTAGTTGCTTTAACAATAGCTTCTACTTGACTTGCTATAGAAGTATATATATCAATTTCTTCTTTGCAATCAATGCTTATAACTAGAGAATAACGTATCTTATTTTTCCATCGTTCTTTTGCTTTTGCACTTTTCCACCAGCCTGAAACTGGGTATATGGCAATAACTTTCATAGTCAATAGTTCAGCAGCTGTTCCTTGCCAAATATCTGAGTGAATAGAACCTTTCGTTCTTAAGTTTTGTCCAAAGAACCAACCTTTATGTTCTGTATCAGGTTTTTGATATTCTTCATACAAATCTTCTTTGTTTATACTGGCTTTGAAATTCTCTAAAGATTGGTTTGCACCAATCATCTTAAAACGTAATCCATGGGATTGATATGAAAAACGGCTCTTATATCCTTTATTTTGGGGATTAGGTTCAATAAAATATGAGAGCGTTACCTTAAGATTAACATCTTTTGAGGCGATCTTTTCGAGCTCAGCAAGAGGCCATGGTAGTTCAATTAAATGCCATTCATTTAATGTAATATTAGAATGTTTTCCCTTTTTGAAAGGTTTCATATAATTTTGAATAACTATATGGGCATGATTTTCTGAACTATCTAGCGCTTTATCAATATCAGGAATTCCGAAGCCTACAGTTCTTAATATAGTATCTAAGGACTGTGTTCTGGATAAATTGTCCTGAGATTTTAATTTCTTATATACTTGATTGATTGCTTCATTAAACCTACACGAATGCACCAGTAATGCTCTAATTGTCTCTGGCCAATAAGTAGGATATTTATCGGCAACTAAAGCAGCAAAATGTGAGGCTAATGCACAGGCAGCACTACTATCTAAATGGCTATCAAATGGAAAATTTATATCGCCAGAAGTAGTCAGTAGGGATACATCATCATGATTTGTTATATCGGGAGGATTAAAAGACGATAAAAGCCTATTTCCACCTTCAACTACAAATTCAGGTTTGAGAGGAGCTTGTTTTTTCCATTCCCAATTTACTGAGGATCTTGCAGAAGGGGAAATATTTCCTTTACTGCTCCATGGTTGCCATTGATCGAAATTAGGATCTGTAATGGTGGTTAAATGAGTTATTGAACCTACAGTTATTGCATTCCAACTTTGAGCAGGATCTTCAATTTTTGCTAAATGAGCTTGATCCCAAAGATCAAGATTGGAATTTAAATTGATGTTATTTCCAGTAGAAATTATAAAAAGTCTTTTGTAGGAATCAGAAAACTCTCCAAATGTAAACCGGTCTATTTCTGAGGACCATGAAGAAGGAACTCCTGTATTTTCAGAGTTGGCAGAAACAGCTAATGAGAAGATCCGGTTTTGTATTTGTGTGTTTTGTATTTCTACTTTATAAGAGGTCTCAGTAACGATCGCACCATATAACTCTGGCTTATTATAACCTTTGGGCGGTAAGATTCTTCCAGACTCTAAAATATGAGGTACATAAATGTTAGCTTCGCTTTCTAAACATTTCTTTAGATTACCAAACCCAGCTATTCCTGCTTGCATTGATCCGTGGGGAGTATAAGGCTCTCTAGAATAACTAGTAGGTTTGATATCATATTTAGGCCATTTAGGATCATATGATAAAGAGTTTTCTTCAGAAGAAATATATGTAAGTAGGGGGTGATTATAGTTAATTCCTGTATCCAATATACATATGGATGTTTTAGGATTATTATTAATAGTTAATCTCGCTGAAAAATCTTTTACCCATTCTTTTTGTTCTTTACTGTTTAGATTTACGAAAAAAGATGGGGTTTCGGGAACATATCTCAGTTCTAAAAGATTTGTCATAAGGAAAAGAGATTTTTCTAGATTGTTTTCACTAGTTCTAATAAGGAAAACCATATTATTAAAGAAGTTTAAATAATGATTACCTAATTCAGCTTTAATATTGTTTGAAAACTCTTTTACTTTTTCAAAAGTGTATTCTGCATTATCTTCAACTTTTTTGATCCAAACTTCCCACCAAATTGGAGCATTTTTATCTTGTGGATAAAGCTTTTTATCATCTGTCCAGAAGTCTTTTAAGTTAGATAATTTTATACTTTCAATACTATTCACAAAACTTTTATTTGATGGATTCTTATTTGGATCTTTGCTAATTGTTTTTAAATATTCGCTAAATTTATTTAAAAAAATACTTCTTTTACTGTCAGGAATGAAGATGACCGCTTCTTCAGTTTCTGAAATTGTATTATATTGAACTTTTGCTAAATGAATATCTTTTGTATCAAAGGATTCTAAAGGAAGTTGATGGTGAGGAGCACTAGTAATAGATAAGTAAATTCCTTGATTCTCTACTACTTCATTAGTAGATAAAACTTCATATTTTTTTTCATTAAAAAGCATTTCAGCATCAGAGAATTCAATCAATAAGTTTCTTGCATGCTTATAATAATCACGTGAAGGTATAGAAGATTTTGGAGGACTATTTTTTGAAGTATAACTAAAAGCATGGTTTGAACATATAAAATTAATATGAGGCCTATTGCTCATACTTCCCTCCATATAACAAAAAAATAAAAGTAATTATTTCTTTCTACGAGAAAGTGAAGAAAGAAAAATTTTATTCGTAAAGTAACTATTATTATAAAGTATAGACTCTTTTGCTGCGTCGTCAAATGCTTTTGAAATATCTCCAAGGCTTAAATTAGATGCTATTTCTATGATTTTTTCCCAAAGTATTTCTTCATGTTCAAAAATATTTATTTTAGTCTTAATAAATTTCTTAATTTCAATTTCACTAGGTTTTTCAAATTTTATGATGTCATCAAATCTTCTATTTAATGCTGCATCTAATAGTTCAGGATGATTTGTTGCTGCAATAATTATACTTTCAGTTGTAGTTTGTTCTAATAGAATTAAAAAAGAATTTAATATTCTTCTAATCTCACCTACATCATTTGTAAGGTTTCTTTGTGAGCCAATAGCATCGAATTCATCAAAAAGATAAACGCCAATATTATTTGACATAAATTCAAAAATACTACGTAACTTTGTTGCTGTATCCCCCATAAACTTAGAAATTAAAGATTCTAAAATCACTTTATATAGAGGCATTTTTAATTCAGAAGCAAGAATACTGGCTGTTAAAGTTTTTCCTGTACCTGGGGCTCCTACAAATAAGATTTTATTACGGGGCTTCAAATCAAATTTTTTTAAAAGATTTTTTTGTTTTTGCTCATGAATAATGATGTTAACTCTTTCTATAGTTACATTGTCCAAAACTAAGGTCTGTTTGTTAACATGAGGCATCGAAAAATCAAAAAGTCCATCTAAATCTTTTTGATTAGTATAGTTTTGAAAAAGATCGTTAGTAGACGGGGCTTTAAATTGGTATGATTCGATTAAATTTTTAATATCAGTGGCAAGCTTATTATGCCCTAGGCGTGCCTCTCTCGCTGCGATTTGAAGTGCTGTTGAATAGAATCTTTGGTGATCATTTTCACCATGGCTTTTTATAAGCATTTTAATTTGTTCTGCTGTAGCCAATTAATGAAACTCCAAAGACATAAGGTGATTTTTGCCTATTAAGATTAACATAGATATCAGTTTTATCTAAGTTCTGTTTGCTTTGAAGGACTATACTTCACGATATAATCCCACAACTTTTCCTACTAGTTTACAGCCCTCGTGTAGCTCCATAATTTTTTCATGCCACTTAGGGTTCAGTGCTTCTAAATACATTCCATCAGTTTCTATAACTAACTTTTTAAAAGTTGCCTCTTTTTCTCCCTCACACGCAACAATAACAAGATCTCCGGTTTTTAAATCACTTACAGGGATATCTGGGTTTACATAAATTCGATCTTCTGGTTCAAATCTTGGAGACATAGATTCGCCTCGTACAATTAGTCCATAACCATTTTTGCCACATTTAGGATTGGGGGGTAACCATTCTGCAAATTCAGTATCCATAGGAATACTATCAATAGTTGTCCACGTACCAGCTCTAATCCATGAAATAACAGGAATCAGTTTTCCTTCAACATTTATTCTTCTTTGCAGATCAATATTATTGTCTAATTCTGTTTCAGCATGGGGAATATCTAACCAACCATGCGGTTTACCAAAAGCATCTTCAATTTCACGCGCTACTTTATTACCAATCCCTTTTATGGGGTTTGTACCTGCAAATTGGCTAGTTTGAGATTGCCCTTTATTAATTTTATCAGCAAAGTTCGATACGCCACCAACTTGGTCTACAAGAAAACGGGTATTAATGTAGCGGATACTTTTACTGTCCATAAAACTCTCAAAAATTATCAGTTAATACTGATCATGTAAGTTATTGTTTCTGAATCTCTTAATAGAAAAACAAGTTCGTAATTAATAAGTAAGTACTTACTTAAGTATTTTATCTTTATCACCTTTAAGGTAAACAAGAAAAAAGGTTGTATTAAATATTACCAATAAGGTAATATTGTGTTGGTTAATGAGGATCAACTTATGCGATTTCGTGATTTCATCCTGAATATGACTCCAGATGAATTAGAGCAATATGCAAAAGCTGCTGGTACAACAAGTGGTTATCTAAAGACTCATCTTTTATATGGATATAAAGAACCACGTAAAAATTTACGTAAAGCTTTAGCTGAATATAGTGATGGAAAAGTTTCAGAGCGAGAAGTATTACAACATTTCGGGTTATATCCAGACTCAAATCTATCCAACCAAAATAGTAATGAAGTAGCTCAGACGTAAATTTAATAGGCAAGGGAGCTGCTCTTTTCATGAGAACCGATGAAATGAATGAAGCAAGAGAATTGGGCTTTTTAGGTGGAAAGCTCGATAACCCTGTAACGGTCAAATTTAATGACTTGACCGATGAATCCATCGAAGGTGTGGCCAATGCCAGCGACATGACGAAAGCAGACTGGATACGAGAAGCTTGCATTGAAAAACTCTTGGTGGAGAGACGCAAGTTCAATCGTATGCGAAAGGTATGGGGTCATCCTAAGGAAACAAGAGATGCCAGAGGATGCCATGAGAATACACAGTCAAATTCAGAGCATTAAAAAAACCACTACCTGCGCTAAACAGGAGTGGTTTCAATTCACAAATTTAGGAACCCATGAATATGCAAACTAATTTATCAGAACAACTAATCGAACTCAACTCACAAGAATTTGTAATAGGTGACATGGTGGTTATTAATGAACTGGATCATAACGAAATTTTTGAAGTATTTGGTTTTTACTACAGCACACCTATACGACTTTTTGTTAAGTCAGTATGCGGAAAGCAGTTAGCTTTACCGGTTCAATTCTTTAGATCGGCATCAATTGCCGAGTTAGAAGCAAAACGTCGTTTAACTGCAGAAGAATTAGCTCGGGCGGAGGTGTCATGAATCAGCAATTTAAACACCTTCCTGAACATAAGCAGAGAGAAGGTATTCAATCTTGGTATGAACCCGCTCTCAATCTTTTAAACAAAATGCTTGAACGAAACAAAGCAAATCTCCGTAAGCGTGGATACAACGAAAAGAATGCAGCCATTACACGCGAAGAGTTTAGACAAGAACTTGCTCGTCGTGGCCGCATTACTTTGTATTTGGCGGGGGAAATAGAAACGAGTTTGTATAAGGCTCAAAAGATTGAATACATGGGCGGATATGTAAAGCCTAAGGTTGGTGAGTAATGAGTCTGGACGCAACCATTTGGGCTTTCAAAGCAGAGGTTAAAACCTCAAGTCAAAGACTCGTTTTATTGGCCTTAGCTGATAGAGCGGGAGAATCTCACAAGTGCTACCCAAGCATTAAACGAATGGTTAAAGACACTGTCCTTAACCGTAAAACAGTGATCAAAGTATTAGATGAGCTTGAAGCAATTTCATTAATTAGATTTACAGGTGAAATCACAGGAAATGGTGTGAAGGTTTACCAGTTAATTGGTGTAATGGGCCGTGAAGAAAATGACTTAACCAGTCCCAAAAAGGGGACTAGTACCAATAACGGAACTAGTTCCAATTTCGGTACTGGTTCCAAAAACGGTACTAGTACCAATAATGGGACCGCAACCAGTCCCAAAAACGGTACCGAGACCAGTCCCAATATTGGGACACAGAACCTATCAGGGAATCTATCAGATGAATCTAAAAATAAAAAAACATGGTTGAGTTTGAAAAAACTTGGTGAAGAAATTCGTTTGGCAACTGATCAGGAAACTTACGAGCAGATCAAAAACGCAACTTGGTTTGATCGGGAGCTTCGAGCATTTGAACTCTACAACGCCGATAAGAATCTTTGTGATGAACTCAAGCATTACCACTTTGCAGATTGGTTAATCAACGCAAGTGGCAAATACCAAGCTCGTGAACAGACAGGTTTCCGAAATTCAGGGTCATCAGTTCGGTGCTCGCCGGGCGCACCGCACCAGTTGAGCGATAAACAGGTTCACACCTTCGCTCAAAAACTCTCACAACATCCTGAGTTCGCAAGTCAGTTTGCAGCTGCAGGGGAAAGCTACGATCAACTCGCAGCACGTATCGCCGTAAAACTTAGCGATCCAGTTCAGGCTAAACAATGGGAACCGTATCTCAAGCAAGTTGGGTTCAAAGGCACATTGCAGGGGGCAGCATGACATCAATGAGCCTTGCTGAATACCGTGAATTATTTCCAGTGAAGACAAAGAAACGCTGTTCAGCAAAGCAAGGTACTAGACAGCCAAGTGAAGGCGAGACCGTACTGGCAACACACTTAAGAGCATGCAAGATCAGTTTTGAGCAGGAATATAAATTCCACCCGAAACGCAAATGGAGAGCTGATTTTGTGATTACGGGAACAAGGATTCTGGTTGAGGTAGAGGGCGGTATCTGGATGGCAGGTGGTGGACGTCACACAAGGGGCAAAGGTTATATGGGGGATATGGAGAAATATAACTCGGCGGCAATGATGGGTTTTACAGTTTTACGGTTCAGCACAGAGCAAGTGAAGTCAGGTTTAGCGGTTCAGCAGATAGAGAAAATGATTGGGGGAACGAATGACACTAATGATCGATAAGAAGCATGTTATGCACTCAGTGGAGTGGACACGATTCGATCTAGAGGGCTGGTTATATCAGTTCGGTGCATGGTTAGATCAAAAGAGTTTTACGGGCATTCCTTCAGGTGCTTACAGTAATCCGATTGCCTCAGCAATGGTTCAGGCTGAAAAGCAGCGCCGTTTAAAGCGGTTAGGTAAGAAGAAACAACGGGAAATTATTGCCAATTACTTCGTGAGCGAATCAGATCCGTTTCGTAAAACCAAATCTAAAACCCAGTGCCAGATTGATGACAATGAAGCACGTGCAGTACAGCGCTTAGTTTTAGATTTAATGGGGCAGAGTGAAGTCATGGATGAATGGATGGGGGCGATTATTGACCGTTACTTTCGCGGGCAGTCATGGTCTGAAATGGTGAGAGAAGATCGCTCGCAATCAGATGCACGTAGCGATGTTAAGTGTGGGTTAGCGGTGTTGCATTGTCGATATGGGTTTATTGGGTATTAGTAACATGCTGTTGGTATTTTTTCAAATGGGGGAGGTTAGAAACTAATCCAGACTAGTTTAATACACCAATTAAATAGTAAGCCACCTTTAGGTGGTTTTATTAAATTTTTAATAGCGATTACATGTCTGATTTTTAAAACAATATATTTTAATGTATAATATTTTGTTTATTTTTTACTTATAAATTAGAGAATTTAGACATGCAAGAACAATTCAACCAGAACAATGAAAAGAATGCCATAAAAACTTGGTTGTATGAGGTGTCTTTATTAGATGGAAAATGTTGTCATAAAAGTAAAGCTAGTGAGTTAAGAGCTAGACTTGTGACATGTATAGATATAAGTCAAAGTAATTCAAGCGATATTTTAAAAAAATTTGATGAAAGACTCTGGAAAAAAGATGGAAATATTTATGAAATAAATTCTGAAGAATTAATCAGTCTTCAAGATGATGTATCTAGATTAAATATCAATAAGATACATGATGAAAAAAAGCGTTTTGATTTAAAAAGAGAAGTGTTTTCTTTTATTTTAAGTCAATCAACTTTATTGGCATTATATATTACGACAATTATTTTTGCTAAAATTATTTTAAAAAAATATAAATATGTGGAATTTTTCGATTATAGCCTATTTTCGGGTTATTTGTTAGTAGTTTTCTTAATTTTGTATATATACGATAAAAAACTAAAAAACTATATGCTGTTTTTTAGCGGAGTATTACTCATATTTTTGTGTAGTTACTATGCATATTTTTTATGCAAGCAACATGAAGTTATATATTTAAGCATTTCAGCTACAATACAAATGGGGTTAATAATGATTTTTAATTGCAGTTTAATTGGTGCATATGTTTTCTCAAGTATATATAGTTTGAATATTTTTGCTGATAATAAGATTAATACTCCTGGTATAGTAATTTTTATTCTGGTAATTATTGTATATGGTATTTTGATAAGTGCTGGCTTACAAGGAATATTAACTGATATTTAGTTTAAAAATAAGGACTATATAGATAAAATAAAGTACCTTATGGTACTTTATTTTTAAACTTTGATTCATCAATCGGTTGTGCAGATTGTTCTGGTGGATAAATTATAGCTTCTTTATTATCTAAAGAAATTCCATAGCATTTGTTGTAACCGCATAAAATAGTTTTGACTCGTACTTTTATATTGTTGGAAGTTATATATCCATCTGAAGTATTACAAGTCTGTGAATTTAAAATATCTTGAACTTTATTTTCAATCTCTTTTGTCCCTAATTTGTAGTAAAATAAAATTAATAAAAAAGTAAAAACAAATATGACAAAATATAAGCCTAAAACTCCAATGAAAGAATTAATTGCTTTTATTAAATCCTTTTTTTGTTTATATAAACAGATTCTTACTCTTCTGAAACTTTTTTCAATATATTCACGATATTCTATTTCAGTACCTTTATGCTTTTGTAACCAGCGAATACTGAAAGTCACAAACACAAGGCATAAGATGAAAGTTATTGATATTGCCAACCAAAAAATAGATTCAAGAACTGGTAGAGAAATATATAAATATCCCATTAACACTACTTCTGGGTAATTTAAACCCAAAGAAGTAACGTGAATATTTAAAGGCTCGCCTAATCCTGCATAATAGGCAAATTGACAGGCATATACTAATGCGGGTAAGTAGATAAGAAAAAAAGATATACGTTTTAAAAACTGTTCCATTATTTATCCATTAAATTTTCTATGAAATGAGTATGTTTTAAGAATGTGTTTGTAAATTTCTTGTATTTAATAAAAGCTTTTTCCGATCTGCCTCAGCATTCACAACATGCATTTTCTTATGGCAATTCGGGCAAAGTGCTACCGTATTTTCAGCGGTATCTGGTCCACCATGTGCCAACCATTCAATATGGTGAGTTTCCAGGTAAGGCTCACCACTTTTGTCTTTAAAAGGGGCAGGCTGTTCACAGAGCTGACAAATGCCATTAGCTAAACGCTTAGCAAGCTGGGCAATAGCATCGGAACGAATAAAGTATTTTGTTTTGGTATTACGGTAGCTGACTTGCGTTTGTGCTGTAGCATGAGCATCTGCCATCAACTGCTCAATCGATTTCTTCTTATACTTACGCTGCTTTTTCTGACTAGTGCGCTCTATGGTCTCTACACTAATCGCCGTATTGGAATCAGATAATTTAACGGGGAATATCCAGACTAACCGATCTTGTTTATTAGCATCAGGTTGAATTTTTTGATATGGATCTGCTACGAGAGTAACTGGACCTTGATAGATATATTCTTTATCGACAAATACTTCAAAAAGATGAACTGAAACGCCGTTAGTATGACTTTCAGCTAATGTTCTATTTTGACTTGTTAATCCCTGGTCACCGAGCTGGCCCATGCCGGTGTAGTGTAGCTCATCGCCAATCCATCGATCTTCATAGACGGACTCTACATGGTTTGAAACGATGATGAGGGTGTTGGTCTTGTGAGACCGACGCATTCCGCCCTGAGGTGAGCAAAGGAAGTAATCACGTAATCCATCATTATCTAAAATGGTACCTGGTTTTAATTGTCTAAAATCTTTCAACATGCTGCAGTCTTATTATCAAGTAAGTATTTCACGATGGGGATATCAGCAGCAGCCCAGTCGAGCTGATCTAATTCATCGATTGTGCACCATTGTACATCCTGGTGCTCACTTAAAGCCAATTCTTCGATAGTCTTAGTCACGCACATAAAAGTGGCCAGCTCGATATTAAAGTTGGGGTAGGCGTGCTCTACAGTTAATAGATACTCTGTTACTTCAATATCAAGATTGAGCTCTTCTTTAATTTCTCGAATGAGCGCTTGCTCGAGTGTTTCTTCAGCTTCGACTTTGCCGCCCGGGAATTCATACTTATTCGATAGATAGGGATACTTATGCTCACCTTTAAGGGCACATAAGATTTTATCCTGGTGTTGGATGACTGCGGCAACGACTTCTAGAGATTTCATGCAAAATATTTTAGATGAGTTCAATATAAATATTATGCTTTGAACTGGCTTATGTTTGCACTTAATATTTAAAAGAATATAATAAAATTTCAATATAATTAAAAGGATAAAGTCATGAAAATAATAATGGTACACGGGATCAACCAGACTGATAAGGATCCTGAAACATTGAAAAAAATATGGATAGAGGCCTTCTTAGAGGGAGTATTTCAGGCACATATACCGAATGTTCCAGCGACAACAGAATTTGAGTTTATTTATTATGGAGATCTAGTAAAGGATTATTTAAATACACCAACTTCTAATAAAGTCTTGTTTGATTTACAGACCAGTGGATTTCATGCTTTTGAAAAAAACTTTAATGATTTGTCATTAGATGAGCAGGATATTTTAATCAATATTGCTGATTCGATGGAGGGAGATACTACTGATCAGATGGGAACATTACCGATTGAAGGAATTCCTGTTAATTTAAAAAGTACTTTAACTCCATATTCTTTTATAGATAAAGGTGCGAAGGCATTAATTAAAATTACGAGTAGATTTCAAAAGCTTCATACATGGGTGCTTAAGATATTTGCTAAAGAGGCAAATCTATTTCTTGAGAATGAGCAATATAGATCCAAAGTGAGGGAAAGATTATTAAGTAAGATAAAAGAGGATTCTAAGAAAGAAATTGTATTGGTTGGGCATTCTCTTGGTAGTGCTGTTTGTCTAGATGCTCTACAGCATTTAAATTCCTCTTATAAGATTTCTCGGTTAGTAACTTTAGGCTCTCCTTTGGGCATCCCTGTATTTTATGATTATTTCAAAGATCGTACTAAACCCTCTTCATTAAAAGGAGATTGGTTTAACTTTTATGACACGGATGACTTTGTTTCGGCTTATTTGTTAACGAATCCTCCCTATAATGTTAAACCAGAAATTCAGAATTTAAGGGCAAAAACACAATATTTCCAACCACATTATATTGTTGGATATTTAGATGATGCTCTTGTAGTTAAAAAAATCTTAGGTGTTTGAGATAATTGAATCGTTTAGGGCTTCAGAACTTGACCCTGTACAGGGTAAATGCTATTTTTGCGTTATAGTGGTCGAAGTGTAAGTAAACCATTGGATAAACCTCGCAATGCGGGGTTTTTATTTGGAGTTTTTAATGACTGCCGAAGATCAATTTGATAAAGAAGTTTATAAAACACTTTATGAGTTTCAATTGAAAGGGCTTGAAAGTGTAAAGGCATTACATGCAAAACATGAAGATAAAGCTGCTAAATATCTAACATTTACATCAATAATTATTGCGGCTATGAGTATATTTTCAAAACAGTATTTGTTTGATGTTGAAAAAAAATCTTTTATATTTTACTTAATTGTCGTTTTGATGATTTTTGTTTTTTTGTCATTATCCAGTATAGCTAGAAATTTATTTCATGTTCTAGAAGTTAGTAAGGTGGGGAAACTAGAAAATAATAAGGATATGGTAAATTACTTTACACAGAATGAGCTACCAACTATCTATTATTATCTTTCCATCGATATGGCTGAGGTTATTAAAACATATGAAGATAGAAATACTATAAAAGTTAATTATTTGAATAAGGCTTTTATGGAGATAAAATTCTGTGGATTAATGTTTGTGTTAACTGTATTATTGATTATAGTTGATATTTTGATCATTTAAGTTATATGGAAAAGATTCGATTTAATAAGCCTGTTCCTCCAGAGGTTGATAGACCACCAATAGTTATTGAAGAAAGAAGTGATAAAAGTAAACTGGAGCATAAATAATATGGGTATAAGTGCATCTAAGCCAGTACCGCCACCAGCTCCAACACCACCCATTAAGATTGTTGGCGATTCAATGCCAGAAAAATTAATCAAGAAACCAAGATAATCTTTAAAAGAGCTCATCGAAAGATGGGCTTTTTACATTTTTTTGATATATATTTGTATCTAATAATTTGGAGATACCAATGACAACTTCAATGACACAAGAAGAAATAGTAAAAGAGCATCTTATTAACACCAATAATCTCATAAAAGATCTTAGCCGTAATCTGGATTTAGATCCTGAGCGATTGTCATATATTGAGAAACACTTTGATAAAAATATTGAAGAAATGAGTATTAAGGATTTGGCATTACTTAATGAAATGCAAATTGGAACATGTTTAGACCAAATTGCCTAAATCTCTATTATTGGTGAGGCTTTTGTTTTCTTAAGAGGGAGATTGTTAACTCTTAAAGATCAGGATTTATTTTGATATATTCAATGTTCTAGAACTTGAGTATAAAAAAATGAGAGCTTCACACTATTTTATTGCCACATACCAACCACAATATGAAGAGTATAAATTCGAAGTTTCATTGCCTTGTAATGCAGCTCCAGAGATAGATACAACTAATGGAAAACATTACCTTCATCGATTTGAATATCCGGATGCGTTTTATTACATCTATTGTAATAAAAAATTAAGTGGAGCAGCGGAAGAGAAGCTTTATAAAGATTTACTTGCGTTTGCTCCACAGATATTATGATCAACTGAAAGTTTTAAGTATATGCTTGATTAATTTTTATTTACATACTATTAATTGTTTTCACTTTATAAAATGAGAAACCAATTAATGGTAATGAATAAGATTGAAACTGAAACAATTATTGAAAGCGAAATTATTAAGGCTAAAGCAGCAATAACTGTAGCTGTTTTAAATAACGCAGCTAGTAGCGGTTTGGTTGCAATCAATGATCAGAATAGAGAAAGATTGCTAGAGTTCATCAAAAAACTTCATGATCAAATTGATGAATAAAAAAGCCCACTTCGGTGGGTTTTTTTATGGGTGAAATATGGACGATAAAAATTATTTTTGGCTTACAAGAAAAAAAGAACCTAAAACCAAACCCAAGAGTAGACCACTTCCTAAAGCAACACAGAAGTACTTAGAGGCTGAAGAAACATTATTTCAAGAACTAGAAGAGCATCTAATTGGTTATCGACGGAAATTTCAATTTGATTCAACCAAAAATTGGCGGTTCGATTTTTATATTGTGAAGTTGAATATTCTTATCGAAATTGCTGGAAGTCCTTGGGCAGTTGGTCGTGGCGGAAGAAAGATTGCTAATGCATTAGGAAAATATGACCTAGCTTTAGATAAGGGTTATAAATTTGAGCGTCTTGAACCTCATCAAATTGAATCAGGTTATGCAATCAACTGGATAAGAAGCGAATTAGCGAGAATTGAAAATGGAACAGATCAGACCATTTCCTCCACAGGACTTGATTGATAAAGCCGAAGAAGATGAAGCAATTCGTTTAAAACCTGCACCAGAATTAAAGGAATGGGTTATAGCAAACTTTCTAACGCTTGGTGGACTACTTCACAATCCAGATCATGACCATATTGCTGAGCTGCTTCATGATAATGAAGAATTCTTAGCTTTTGCGTGGGCTTCGTCAGCATTTAAAAGCAAACAGGCCATGGTTCTTGGTCAGTGTGAGAAAGTAATGTTTAATGTCGGTGGCTGGCGTAAAGCTAGACAAGAACAACAGATGCGGGACTGGTTCGGATTTGTACCAACTTACCTGATTACGATCGATGCTTCCTTTAGCGATAAAGCCAACGATAGTGAATTCTGCGCTTTGCTTGAGCATGAGCTTTATCATATAGGCGTAGAACGTGATGAAGACGGTGAGATGATCTTTAGCAGCTCAACTGGATTACCTAAGCATTATTTAGCTGGTCATGATGTTGAAGAATTTATTGGTGTAACCAAACGGTGGGGAGCAAGTAAGAGCGTAAAACGTCTTGTTGAGGTTGCGAAGAATCCGCCGTTTGTTTCAAATCTAGATATTTCCAAATGCTGCGGAAACTGCGTAATCAATTGAGCCCAAAAGGCTCTTTTTTTTGCCTGTTTTGCTTTACGTAGCTTTACGAAGGGGCAAGTATGGCAACACTAAGAGAGCCTGTAAAAATCTTTATAGTTCAGTCTCTTGCCTGCTTTGAAACCCCTCAACAGGTGGCAGATGCTGTAAAGCAAGAATTTAACATTGAAATTGAACGTCAGCAGGTCGCTTTATATGACCCAACAAAAGCAACGGGAAAAAACCTAAGTAAGAAACTGGTGACTTTGTTTAATAAAACCAGAGCAGATTTTCAAAAAAATGTTTATGACATTCCACTTGCTAATAAAGCCTATCGCATTAAAGAACTTCAGAAAATTTATGAAGGCTGGAAGAACAACCGGCTAATGAAGCAAGGTGTGATTAAACAGGTTCGGGAAGAAATGCAGGGCCATGACTTAACACTGCTGAATATTGAGTTAAAACAACTTGAGATTGAAAAGATCAGGACAGGCGATGGTGAGGGTGCAGATGATCCAACACCGGTCAAGGTAACCATTCAAGTTGTAGATGCGAGTAAAAAAGATGCCGAATATCAATCCGACACTGAATGTGCCTCAGGCTAGATTTCTTCAAATGGAAAACAAATTCAGGGCATTTATATCTGGATTTGGTGGAGGAAAAACTTGGGTAGGTTGTGGTTCTTTATGCCATAAGGCTTGGGAATTCCCCAAAGTTAGGCTGGGCTACTTTGCACCGACATATCCTCAGATTCGGGATATCTTTTATCCAACAGTCGATGAGGTTGCTTTTGACTGGGGTTTAAAGACCAAAATCTATGAATCGAATAAAGAGGTCGATCTTTATTACGGTCGTCAGTATCGAAGCACGATTATCTGCCGGTCTATGGAGAAGCCGGCAACAATTGTCGGTTTCAAGATTGGTCATGCACTGATTGATGAGCTCGATGTTATGGCTACCCACAAGGCTCAGCAAGCGTGGCGTAAGATCATCGCACGTATGCGCTTTAAACAGGGAGGTTTGCTGAATGGTATTGATGTAGCGACTACACCGGAAGGTTTTAAATTTACGTACGAGCAATTCGTTAAAGAGGCGAATAAATCAGAGGCCAAGCGAAAGCTCTATGGAATGATTCAGGCTTCAACCTATGACAATGAGGCCAATCTACCAGATGACTATATTGCATCTTTACGGGAATCCTATCCACCTCAGCTCATTGAGGCATATTTACGTGGGCAGTTCGTTAACTTAACCAGTGGTGCTGTTTATCCTGACTTTGACCGTAGGCTCAACCATACCGATGAAGAGATTAAGCCGAATGAGCCGTTAATTATCGGTATGGACTTTAACGTTCTGAAAATGGCCGCCGTGGTATATGTGATTCGTGACGGTAAACCTCTGGCGCTGGATGAGCTGGTAGGAGTTCGTGATACGCCAACTATGGCCAAACTGATTATTGAACGTTTCCCTGGTCATGAAATTACGATTATTCCTGATGCTGCCGGACAATCTACTTCATCAAAAAATAGCAGTGAATCGGATCATGCCATCTTAAGGCAGCATGGTTTACGGGTAGAGGTAAATAACACTAACCCGACCATTAAAGACCGTTTAAATGCCGTGAATGCTTTGATCCTGAATGGTGATGGAGAACGGACGTTAAAGGTTAATACTTATAAGTGCCCACGGTTTACCGAGACATTGGAACAGCAGATTTATGATGACTTTGGAATGCCTGACAAGAAATCAGGACTCGACCACGTAGGTGATGCAGGTGGTTATCCATTAGCGAAACGGTTCCCGATTATTAAACGGATTGTTCAGGTCAGACGGATTCGGGGTATGGCTTAAACAACGCACCCTTACAGGTGCTTTTTTATTGGTGTTTTTATGGCAGTTACGGATAAACATCCGCAGTATAGTGCTGCACAAAAAAGCTGGTTGATTATGCGCGACGCCGTTGCCGGTGAAGAGCAGATTAAACAGGCACAAACCAAGTATCTTCCTAAGTCGGCTGGAATGATCGAAGCAGAGAAGCAGGGAGATAAGACCGGAGAAATTTATAAAGCTTATCTCAGTCGTGCTCAGTATCCATTATGGGTTCAAGATTCTCTTCGCACGATGATTGGTCTGGTCTCTAAGCTTGAACCAAACATCGTGATTGAAAGTTCTTTATTAAAAGGGCTTATAGAGAATGCAACCAATGACGGATTTGGGCTTAAACAGCTTTTTATCCGAATTTGCTTAGAATTACTGGAATATGGTCGCTGTGGCTTGCTGGTTGATGTAGATGCTAAAGGCGTGCCTTACTTCGCGCTCTATGATGCGTTATCCATTATTAACTGGAAGGAAAACAGTATTGGTGGCCGTAAGGATCTGAAGCTGTTAGTGCTCGAGGAGCAATTTGATAATAGCGAAGATGAATTCGGGCACGATACTAAAACGGTTCACCGCGTTTTAGCTATGCAGGAAGGTGCTTTAACTGTCCGCTTGTTTGATGGCTCTAGTGAAGAAGATAAAACTCCAGATCTTGGAGGTAATCAGCTTTCATTCACACCATTTGTATTTTGTGGTGCCACGGATAATTCCCCTAGTGTAGGAACTATTCCGCTTTTGACTATGGCGAAAACAGCTCTTAAGAGTTACCAGCTCAGTGCGGATTACTTTCAGTCACTTCACCATACAGCACATCCGCAACCTTGGATAAATGGCATCGACAATGATGATGATCCAGATATTAGTGTTACTGGTGTGATGGCAGTCTGGAGCCTTCCTGGTGAATCTCAATGCGGTTACTTAGAAATTTCAGGTAATGGCATAGAACTTACTAAGAGTGAAATGGATGCACAAAAAAATGCAGCATTAGAAGCAGGCGCAAAGGTGGTTGATACAAATTCACAGGAATCAGGTGAAGCACGCCGTGCACGTCAAGATGATCAGCATGCAAGTTTACATAGCATTGTGATGTGTGCAGCTGCTGCTATTGAGCAGTCCATTAAATATGCAGCCCAGTGGTTAAAGCTAGAATCATCTAAGTATGCATTCACGGTAGAGCCTGAGTTTATTGTTGAACAATACGATATCAATCTTGCTAAACAACTTTATGAAGGTGCTATTGCTGGAAAGAATTCGTTCCAGACGTATTGGGAATATATCGCTACTGGAAAGCTGCCAGTTCATGATTTCAAGGAAGAGTTGAAACGGGTTGAAGGTGAGCGAGATAGCATGCCGCTTTAGAGGTGTTAAATGACTTCAAAAGATAAAACGTTGATCGAAGTACTTACACAACACCAGGCGTACTTATATCGGGCTTCTTCTCATTCAGTGAATGAGTTACTAAAGATATTTAATAATGAGTCGGTTTTGATGCTGGCAAAGCTTCGGGACTTGCTGGATGAGTTAAATGATTCTGAAAAAGTGGCACTTGCAGGCGGTCACTACACTACAACCAATCTCAAGGAGATTCGGGATTTAATCTCTCAGTGGTTTACGGCAATTAATACTTCGTTACCTGAAGCATTCGCTGTTTCAGCAACTGCTTTAGCTGTTTATGAAGCTAATTACTCGGCGAAGCTTTATGGAGGCAAGATTAAGAAACCTAACGGTGAAAAGCTTTTTATTGCCGCTAAGAAGATCCCTTTAGTTGGTGGTGCACTGGTTGATGAACTTCTTTCTAAAATAGCTGAAAGCGCCCGCCAAAAGGTTGAATATGCCATTCGGGATGGGATTAGCTCAGGTAAAACCAATCAAGAGATTGTTCAGCGTATTCGTGGTACCAAGCGTCTTAATTTTGAGGATGGTCTATTAAGTACATCTAAATCTGATATCGATCGTACCGTGAGGACTGTACGTAGCCATGTCGCGAATCAAGCTTATCTTAATAGCTTTAACCAGATTGGTTTTGAATATGTTCGATTGGTTGCAACGCTGGATGGAAGAACATCAAAACTATGTGCATCTTTAGATGGCACTGTGTGGGAGATTAACGATCCAGCAAAACGTGTACCGCCGTTGCACCCGAATTGTCGCAGTATTCTGGTTGGAGTTGGTAAAGATGGACAATTAGTCGGTGAACGCCCGTTTGTGATGGATGAACGACGAGTAAAAGACATTCCGAAAGATGAGCGAAGTCAACTCATCGGCCAACTGGATGCCAATACAACATTCAGAGAGTTCTTTAAGAAAACAGATGAGTTTTTTCAGAAAGAATGGCTAGGACCAAAGCGGTACAAACTTTATAAAGAAGGAAAGTTTGATTTTGATAAGTTCTTTGATCCGGAGGGGCGTTTTTATACTTTGGATGAGTTAAAAAAGTTGGATGAGAAGGCTTTTTTGTTTCCACCTTTTAGGAAGAGTAAAGAATAGAATATACATAAGTATTAATTAAAATGGTTCAGTAATCGTGATGTTAAGTATTGAAAAATTGAAGTTTTTTTGTATGATGTGTCAGGGCGGGGGAAATTTAATTATATTATTTGATAAGGAAATTTATTAATGATAACTAAATATATATCAGAATCTAACAAGCATATTGAAGATTATTTGGATTATTACTTTAATGATGATAAGAAGAAACTCAATTATGCAATTATGATTAATGGAGCTTGGGGGTGTGGAAAAACGTGGTTCGTTAATCAATATATTGAAAAATTGAAACTTGAGAATAAAAAAGTTGTTTATATAAGCCTGAATGGGATTAAAGGTTTTGAACAACTGGATGGTTTAATATACTCAGAGTTATATCCTATTGTTAATGGTAAAACTAGTAAATTCTTAACAAAGGGAATAGGGACTTTGTTAAAAGGTATGAAAGTAGATCTTACAGGATTTGATTTTGAGAGATTTTATAGAATTAAGGACTCTGTTATTATTTTTATTGATGATATGGAGCGATGTAAAATTAATACAGAAGAATTATTTGGTCACATAAATAACTTTGTCGAAAATATTGGTATTAAAACTGTAGTAATTGCTGATGAAAATCAAATCGAAGAAGGTGCGTATTTAAAAATTAAAGAAAAACTAATAGATGCCACTTTTACATACACTGAAGATACTTTAGTTGTTATTGATTCTATTATAGAAGGAGTTGCTGATGATCATCTAAGATCAATGCTTGAGTCAAATAAAGAAGAAATTATGAATTTATTTACACTTGCAGGATATAAAAATTTAAGAAGCTTAAAACAATCTATATACAGTTTTGAACATTTTTATAGTAAGGATTTTTTTACTAGGAATGATTTATTTTATAATGATGTATTTTTAAAAACTTTTAAAATATATTTAATTCTTTCATTGGAAAATAAGAGAGGAGTTTTTAAAAATGGTATTTTAAATTTTAATCCTGATGATAGTTTTTTTCAAGACGTCGAATTGAGTAAAAAAATAGCAGCAAGTTGTAGAGGAATAAATGGTAAAGAAGCCAGTGAATTTTATAATAAATATAATTTATCTATAACTGATATGGTATTTAGTAAAGAAAATTGGACTAATATATTATTGAATAGAATCATTGAAAAAGAATTAATAAATAAGGAACTTAATGAAGGATACTTTAGAACTGAAATTGAGAAACCAATTTGGTTTAAACTAATGAATTACTTTGATATGGCAGAGGTTGAATTTGATAGCTTAATTGATCAAGCAAAGTATGCTCTTGAACAAGAAAATTTTGAAAATTGGGCTGATGTTATACATACTTTTAGTATGTTAGTATATTTTAATAATATTTCTATTATTGAAATTGATTTAGAGGTCTTAAAGACTCATGCTTTGCGATCATTTGATAAAGTTTTTCCCGTTGTAGATAATTTAAAAAGCTTAAGAGAAATAGAGTATAAAGAGCATTCTTCAGGATATAGTTATTTCGCAAGAGGAATTGATTACTTTAATGATTTTTTAAATGAAATAAATACTATATATGAGAATAAATATAACAGTAATTTAAAGGAAAAAGCTAATGAGTTAGTAGCTTTAATGAAAAGTAATCCTAGCTTGTTTTATCATAGAATAAATTTGACAAATAATAGTGATAATTTATTCTATGACGTTCCAGTATTAAAAGAAATTGAACCTCTAAAATTTTCAGAGGAGTTATGTAATCTATCTAAATCTGAACTGTCAAGTATTTTGCCTGCATTAAGAAAACGTTATCAACTCATAATGCAAGACCCTATTTATCCAAAAGAAAAAGATTGGCTTGATCAAGTTGTTGAAAATATAAATATTGTAATATTACCGCAATCTGAGCGCTTAAAGAAAGCAAAAATTGAACAACGAATATTACCTTTATTTAGTGAAATTAGTACTTCAGCATATGATGGTACATAGATTTTGAGTATCTTAAGCAGTCGGAAAATGTATTTTTGTATACCAATGTTCCAGCTAAAATAGAGTGTGAAGCAGATACAGAAAATGGGGTTATGAGAACTAATTTTTTAACAGATGGGCAAGAACCCAAAAGTTTCTAGTGATTGACTCCAGATAGTAAAAAGCAGCCTAAGGCTGCTTTTTTATATCCAAAATATAAATGGATATAAAAGTTTTTTCTAAAAAAATAAAGAAAAAACTATCTTTACCTAATTTTTTTATACGTTTATGTATATTTTCTCTAATTTTTATACGTTTACGCATAAAATGGGCTATAAATTTATAGGTTTTTGCCTATATTTATATAGCCTGTTTATATTTTGGAATTTTCGTCACTATGTCTGAACAAATCGATAGCACTCATATGACTCCAGAACAGTTACGACAAGCTGGTGAGTTGCTATATGGCACTCAATGGCAGACTGATTTTGCAAGAGCTATCGATGTAGATGCTAGACGCGTTCGTCAATGGCTCTCTGGTGATAGACCCATTCCAAAAGGTTTGTGGACTGAAGTTATAGAGCTATTAAATTCTAATAGTAAAAATACCGCAGCATATGCTGAAAACTTGCAACAGGTATTTGATTCAATAAAAAATTAAGCATAAGTAGGAATAATATTGACTTGTACCTTAATTTAGGTACATTATTGCAATGTGAAGCATGCTCACTAGGGGCGGCTTATATCCGTAGGGTGATATATGAATACTATTGCAAATATAAATGATAAAGAAATTTCCGTTATTAACTATAAGGCTATTCCAGTGGTCACTACTGAAATGCTGGCAGACTTATATGGAACTGAAAATATTCGTATCCAACAAAACCACATAAGAAATTTGGAACGTTTTATTGAAGGTAAACATTTTTTTAAATTAGTTGGTGAAGAATTAAGAAATTTTAAAAAAGCACTAACTAGCTTAAAGATAGTCAGTCCAAATGCACGAGCATTAACACTCTGGACAGAACGTGGTGCTGCACGTCATGCCAAGATGCTAGACACGGATCAAGCATGGGAAGTGTTTGAGCAACTTGAAGATTGCTACTTTCACCGAAAAGAAATCTTAGCCAAAACCCATAAATCAGAACGTGAACCACTCACCAGCGCAGTAAATATGCTTGTGTCTAAAACCAAGCACTTGAACTATAGCGAAGCATATAAATTAGTTCATCAACGGTTCAATGTTAAAAGCATCGACGAAATTTCGTACGATGTGGTTCCAGTCGCCGTTGAGTATGTGCATCACTTAATAGTTTTATACAGCCAAGCAGATAAGAAACAGCAATATGAGTCTAAGCATGTGGATTCTATAGCTCGTCACATGCTTTGGCTTAATCACTGGTGGTCTGAGTTTGGTGAGTCTATCCGAAAACTTGGCCCATCTGTGGGACATGGCATCCACGACCATTTTAAGTTCGGTGCTGAAGATGCAAGACAGTTGGTAGGGCGAAACGTCTACATGCCTATATTTGAATTAGCTAAAACTCATGACTGGCATAAAGGAGGGATGGGATTTAAAGACCTAAATGACTGTGCTGGCTCAGGAATAATTCATTCTTAATTTTAATTTTTACCGCTCGTAAGGGCGGTAATTTTGTAATTAAATATTTCTATAAAGAATCAAATATTCATAAATGAATAATAACTGCGTTATTAATTTATAACTTAGATTATGACTTTAGTTTCATACAAGGTAAGTTATAAGTTAGATAATGAATTTTATAATTTATTTAATAACAAAGTTATTTATATATGAATAATTGGGATGTTACAAAATACAGCAGTTGTTTAGTAAACATCTAGTTATTTAAGTGCAACTCTTATAAAGTAAAAGCCAGAACTCTTCCATATAGAAAACTGTTTTAACCAGCTTGTTAACTTTGTGGATAAAAAAAAGACCAAGTACTGCAATACTTGATCTTTTTTGTGGTTCAGGTGGTTTCTCGTAACTGCAATCACGAGAGACCTTAATTTCTAACCGCTGCTGACCAGCACAAATTAAGGATACTTAACATGTAAAACGGTTAAAAATTAACTTTAGTAAAGCATGCTTTACTAACTTTAGTTAGTAAATATTAGTCTAGAGGTTTATGTAAGTAAACATTTTGTTTACTTTATTAAACCTTTGGTTTAATCCACTAAACATTTCGTTTGGTAGGTTTCTCTTTTCCTAATTTATAACTAACTAATAAAATTTATTTTTTCGTTTTATTTCCTTGATTTTGTAGCGTAGCGGAACTCTTTATAAGAGGACTTGCATATGCATAAACCCCATACATTACACAATTCTTTAATTCCAGTTGTGGATGCCACAATTGGTGGAGAGGTTCAACCTTGTGTTGACGCCCGTACTTTACATCAATGGCTGAAAAGTGGAGATCGTTTTGCTGATTGGATAAAGAAGCGAATCAAAACATATGGATTCATTGAAAATGAAGACTTTGCTTGCCTTTCGGCAATTTCCGAAACCCAAAGAAAAGATGGCCAAAAAGGTAAGGCAAGACAAACGGATTATCTTTTAACCTTAGATGTTGCCAAAGAACTATCAATGGTGGAAAACAATGATCAGGGGCGAATCGCACGTCGTTACTTTATCCAATGTGAAAAAGTATTACGCCAATCTGCTTTTAGCTTAATAGATCAGTTTAATCGAGCGGTATTAGACTTTGAGAACTTGACGGATATTGCATCTAAAGCAGGTCGAACCTTATGTTTAGTCGGTAAGCAATATAAGCCTAAAGCAAAACATAAAGTTGAAGAGTTAAAGCTCAAGATACAACCTCTTTTAATCTAGATGAGTAAATGAAAACCACCTTAACACTAGGGTGGTTTTTTATACCCGAAATTACACAACAAACCTGAAGTTCAAAAAAGCAAAAAGCCCATGACGGCAATCATGAGCTTTTTAATTCAACTCAACCGGTGAAAGTTAAGGAGAAATATCTCTGTGCATAAGCATACATCAAAAACTGAGTTAAAGGTAGATGGAAAAATGAGCGAGAAAGGTGCTGATCGTGCAGGCCTAATGCAGGCAATTACTAATTTGGGCTTAGCCTTAGGAATCATTGTTATCGCGATTATTTTGGCACTGAAATAATCGCACTCTTACAACGTACCGCCTTCGGGCGGTTTTTTATTGCCTTGAGATAAGGCTCAACTTAATCAAACGAGAGGTTTGAACATGTCACTGCCATTTATTGTTGATTCACTGGAAGACGTTAAAGAAGAACATCGTAGCCTGTATGTCGAGGAAGACGGGAAGTTTCGCCTTGATCTGGATGGCTACGAAGATCCGAAGGGCCTTAAAACTGCACTTCAAAGCGAGCGTGATGCCGTCAAGACAGCAAAGCAGGAACTCCAGAAGCTTCAAAAACAGTATGAAGGTATTGATCCTGAAACAGTCAAAAAACTGTTTGCCCAACTGGAACAGGATGAAGATGCAAAATTAATTGCGGAAGGTAAGGTGAGTGAAGTCATCCAGAAGCGTACCGAAAAGATGCGTGAACAGCATGACAAGTTACTCAATGCCGAAAAAGAACGAGCTGATAAAGCAGAAGCTTATGCCAACAAGTTCAAGCAGTCGGTTGTTCAGAGTCAGATTGTACAAGCTGCTCTTGAACTGGAGGCTTTGCCAGAAGCAACAGCAGATATCGCATTTCTTGCCCATTCTAAATTTGTACTCGATGAAAACGGCAAGGCCGTAGCAGTCGATACCCAAGGCGAAGTGATCATTGGTAAAGACGGTAAGACGGCGTTATCACCAAAAGAATGGGTCGAAACCTTACGTGAGCAAAAGCCTTATTTCTGGCCTAAAGCAAATGGAACAGGTTCACCAGGTAGTACCAATACAAAAGGACAGGTCGATATTACCAAGCCAGACGGTTCGGTGAACCTGACCAAACTTGCCCAATTACGAAATGAAAATCCACAGCTAGCTAAAGAGCTGGCTGCAAAACACGGTATTAATCTTTAAGGAGTAAAGCCTAATGGCTGAGACAAAAATTGCTGATGTAATCGTACCCGAGTTATTCACTCAGTACGTTTTAAATAAAACTGCCAAGAAATCTGCCTTATGGCAGTCGGGCATTGTAGGTGAGCTGGATGTCGAAGTTGCTTTCGGAACACAAGGCGGTTCAACCGTAAATATCCCGTTCTGGAACGATTTGGACGGGGAATCTGAAGTACTATCAGATGCGACGCCTCTAACCGTAAACAACATTGCTGCGGGTCAGGATATTGCCATTTTGCATGCACGTGGTAAGGCATGGGGTGCCAATGATCTTGCAAAAGCTTTATCTGGTGACGATCCACTTGGTGCGGTGGGTGATCTGGTTGCAGATTACTGGGCACGTGAGTTTCAAGGATTTACCGTAAATACGCTTAAAGGTGTATTTGGTTCTACAAGTATGGCAAGTAATACACATGATATCTCTGCTGGTACTGGAGCTGCGGCAGTTATTGATGGTGTTTCATTTATCGATGCCTCATACAAGCTAGGGGATGCAGTCGATAAATTAACGGCTATTGCTATGCATTCAGCAACCATGGCTGCACTAGCCAAACAGGGCTTGATTGAAACCGTACGTGATGCAGATGGCGTGGTGCTCTACAAAACCTTCATGGATCGCCGTGTGATTGTCGACGACGGTATGCCAGTTGATGGTGATGTATTCACATCATTCCTGTTCGGGCAAGGCGCTATCGGCTTTCAGGATATCGGTGCTCCTGTAGGGGTTGAGACTGACCGAGACAGCCTAGCAGGTTCTGACATTCTCATTAACCGCCGTCACTTTGTCTTGCATCCTCGTGGCATCAAATGGGCTGGTGCAATGGGCGTTGCACCGAACAATGCTGGTCTTTCATCTGATACCAACTGGGAACGCGTCTACGATCCAAAGCAGATTCGTATTGTGGCGTTCAAGCACAAAGTTAAATAAAGACGGGCGGAATTATCCGCCTTTTCTTTTGGAGATAAATCAATGGGCCTATCCGCATTTAACCGCATGAGAGAACGTCAAATGACACAAGCAAAAGTAACTGAAATCGCAGAACAACTGGCAACACTGAAAGGTGAGTTTATTGCCTTTCAGAATGATCCTGAGGCAATGAAAGCACGTATTGCTGAGCTTGAATCTGGTGAAGGTAGTCAGAACCCTGAAGGTGATCAAAAGTCTAATGAAGTTCAACCAATCAACTACGCAGGGCTTAAAGTTGATGAGCTTCGTGCTGTTTTAACTGAAAAAGGCATTGTATTTGAATCAGGCGCTAAAAAAGACGAACTTTTAGCATTAATTCCAAAGGAATAAACCATGAGCTTTATCACTGAACAAGAAGCGATAGAACATGTTGAAGGCTTTGATGCTTTATCTGCCAGTGATAAGGCTCAATACCTTCAGATGTCAGAAGCTTATCTATTAGCACGTAATGTTAAACCTTATGAAGATGTCACTCTGGTTCCTGAGCCCCTGAAAACAGCCTCTTATCAGATCATCAAGGGCATCATGAAAGGGGAGTTATACCAAGGTCAGGAACAGGCATTAAAGCGCAAGAAAGTAAAGGCTGATACGGTTGAGACGGAAACAGAATATCAAGACGGATTGGTAAAACTAACGGCAACTGAGCAGTTTATTCTTGATTTGATCAAGCCATATTGCAAACGTAAACGTGTATTTTTTGTCAGGAAAATTTAATGGGCTTACGTGAAGAAATTCAGGCAGAAGTTGCTGAAGCATTTAATGAAGATTTAGCAGACGCCGTTCATACATTTACGTGTGAGCGAGTCACTAAATCAAATTGGGATCCTAAGACAGAAACTTATGTTGAAGTTAAAGAAAACTATACGGGTCGTGGCGTTCTATTTGGCTCATACAGTCAATATGAAATACAAACGCTTGGAGTACTGGCCACAGATAAGAAAGCGACCGTACTTCAAAATGAAGTGTCTATGGCCCTTAAAATAGATGATGAATGGGTAACAACATCAGGTTCATTCAGAGTTATTCATATTCAACAAGATCCGGCTGCAACTATTTGGAAATGTCAGTTGAGGAAGGTTTAAATACTTGGTCTAATATCCTTCTAAAATAGGGGGATATATGACTAAATCAACATTAAAAGCAAAAACAGAACTCACAATTTTTTGGTTATGCATGTTTTGTTTATCTTTTTTTATTATGGGATTTATTACAAACTCTGATCTTAAAAAAACTATTGAATACAAAGATTTTTATGTTGTATTAAGAGATTCTTTAACATTGTTGGCATATTTTTTAGCACCTGCGATAGCATGGCTAGTCTTTAGTGATTGGAGAAAGGAACACTTAGAAAAAAAGTTAGAAAGTGAGAGTGAAGCAGTTATAAAAGAATTAAACCAAATTATGTATGCGATTATGGATTTCTATAGCAATTGTTGCGCAGGTGAAAAGAATGATGAAAAGCGAGGATTAGCAATTAATAATACAAAGAATATATTATTAATGAGAGTATCCGCAGTTGTAGGTGACATGAACCGAATTAAGAAAACTAACATTAATATCGATAATTTTATAAATTTGGCTAAAGAAATTACCGGTAAACTTAAAAGTATTATTGGTGATATTTATATGTTAGATAAAGAGTTTCAAATGAATACCGATCATGAAATTTCTATCTACGTTCCTAACTTTCATGAAATTGATCAAAAAATCAATGAAGTAATAGAAAAGATTAATAATTTGAATGAAGAGGCAATAACGTTAAAAGTTACTGATAGGTGATTCTAACTCGCTTCGGCGGGTTTTTTATTGACCATAATTTAGGAGTGTGAATGATAAGTACAGATTACATTCCCTTATGGCATATCTCTCCATTTCAACATGTGCAGTACACGCTGGTTAGAAGTTAAATAAGAAAAAGTTTTTAAAGAAATAAAAATTACCACTTGTCAGTTTTTAATCAATCTTTTTATATGCTTGGCTATACTGTTTGCTCAAATAAAAAAGGAAGATTACATGAATAAAATTATTTTGGGTTTATTAATCAGCAGTGGAGTTTCAGTAAATACTTATGCTGCCTGTACTTATAGTTTTGATGCAACTCAGTCTCAAGTCGATGCGGTAAATGCAGCAGGAGGAAGGCCGATTAAATTAATGTCTCCAATTAGTATTGCTGAGCAAAAAGGTACGGCAACAATTGGTTATATAGGAAGTACACCAGCTGACCAAATTGTAACTTCCGGTAAAATGATAAGTTTACCTTCTATTCAGACTACTTTAGTTGATAAATCAGTAATAGGAACAAATATTATAGCAGCAGAGTTTATATTTGATGTTTTAAATATTAAAAACATCGCATTAGGAGATAGCCATGAAACTCAACAGCTAGCCTTCAATATATTAGGAGCTTCTAATTTAAAAAATGAAATTAGTTTAGATCTTGGTTATGGGTTATCTAATAAAGATGCAAATTATGCTGATGGAAGTTATGTGACACTCACTGGAGCAAGTACTAAAAGAGATAGTTCCGGTTCAGTAGTTGCAAAGGAGCTTGATCGCAAGGTAATCCCTGTTACGGTGCCAACAGATGGCAAAGTTAGAGTAGGTCTTTATTTTAATCAGGTTAGTAAACAAATGGGGTATATCATCAATGGTACAAATTATGGATACCTTAACTTACTTACGGAAAACTCTTTAAAAAGTATTGGTTTTAAAGGGGCGGGTATACAATCACCAAATCCTAATTCTAAATTTCTAGGTAAAACTGTTTCAGTCCAGTTAATTACTAATAAAGCAAATATGCAGTTTACATATCCAACAGGTACTACTGATATTTGTGGAAGCGCTAATTAAGAACCTTTTGAAAAAGAAAAAACCACTCTTATCTGAGTGGTTTTTTAATGGAGAAATTTATGGGGTGGAAGGGAAAAAAACCGACTAGTTTTAGTCTTGATGTCTCTAAAGCAGCAGAAGATAAGGTAAAGAAAATTACGATGGATACAGTGCAATCATTAGTTGTTTCAAGTCCAGTTGATACGGGTGTTTATCGTGCTTCCCATATTGTATCGATTGGATCTGGTGACTATGGGGTACGTGGACCAGAAACAAACGCCGTTCAGGATGCTGCTATTCAAGCTGTGAAGTTTAAGCTCGGCAATTTGGTCTACATACAAAACAACCAGCCATATGCTGAACGCTTAGAAAATGGCTGGTCTGATCAAGCACCGCAAGGTATTTACAGCACTACGTTTACTTATATTTCTCAAAAGTATGGTGGCTAGAATGGCAATGACTTTAGAGCAGACAAGGCAAGCTATTATCAGCCGTATGCAAAGCTTTACAGGTATTGCCCAAGACAGAATTCAGTATCCAAATGCTCCGGATTTTAAGGTGCCAAAGGACGGCATATGGTGCCGTTTAACAATTGCAGGTGGTCCGAGTTTTACCTCGGGCATTGCGGATAAACCTTGCACCCGACGAACGGGTAATATCATGATCCAATGCTTCGATCGGCTTCATACTGGAGAGAAAGCGATTACCGAGCTCAGCGATGCATTACTCGCTCATTTCGAATATTTCATTATTGATCATCTGGAGTGTTTGCAGGGGCAAGCCATCAATGCAGGCAATGATAGCGATTTTATCCAGTACAATGTATCAGTACAATTTAGAGTTAATTGAAAATCATGAAAAGTAAAAGCCTATTTATTGCACTATTATTATGTTTATCGAGCAATGCGTTTGCTATTCCAGAAACTGCACCTACGCCTATCCAAATATCTAATGGAATATATTGTGAGAACATTGGTAAAGTTGCTTTTTCTACTTTTAACGCCAAGTGGGCTAATGTTAGTAAGGATGCAATAAAATTAGTTTTTACAAGTTTTTTGGGTGACGATTATAGAGATGATGTGAGTGATGCGGTAGATAAGGTCTATGATTTTCCTGAAGTAAGCGAAAAAGATGAAAATAGCATGCTTGCTATGGTGAATTTTCCACGCCAAGTGGAGGAGGAATGTTTGAGAGCTAAAAATGAGCCAAAACAACAATAATGATAAGTTTAGTGGTGCATTTAGTGAATAATTTGAACAAAACAAGGTGAATTGAAATGTCATGTATGCTGACTTTAGAAGAAATCGAAATTAAACGGCAAGAACTGGAACGACATCTTGAGGATGTTATGTCTGTAGAGCTGAGCAAATGGCAAAGTGAAAATAAGCTATGTGTTTCTGATGTGAATATTCGATTGGCCAATATAAATAGTATTGGTGGAAGTAAACACAATATTGTTACTGGAGTAAGTGTTGATCTAGATTACAAACCCTAATTCTCTTTAATTAAATGACCGCTAATAGGCGGTTTTTTGACTTCATATTCACTACCACCTCATCGGTGGTTTTTTTATGTCTATAGGAATCACTTATGAGCAATCATGTCTTTAAGCGTGGTGACACATTTAACTTAAATTTGCAGTTGGTCGATACTGATGATGCCCTGCAATATCCAGCCAATGATGTACGTCGAGCGATTGATTTAACGGGTTATACCTTTACTTCTCAGGTCAAAACTTTGGATGGTACCGCTGTAGCAACATTAACTTGCGCCGCACTGAGCCAAGCGACTCAGAAAGGATGGTTGAACGTGAAATCAACTGCCAGCACTGTTGCATGGCCTTTGGGTCTATGCCAGATGGATATCAAAGCAGTTGTAGGTGGAGTAATTCAACATACTGAAACTCTGACATTCCAAGTAATTGATGGAGTAACAGCATAATGGCAAATCTAGTTTTTAAATTTTCATGGGATCATCGGCCCTTTCAATATAACTCTGCTCAAGGAAAGCGGCAGTTTATGCTTCCTTTTGCCTCAGGTATTCCAAATTTAACGCCAGATTGGTCTCAAGTAACAGGACTCGGTACAGCGGCCACAAAAAATGTCGGTACTGGAAATGGAGAGGTTGCAACTTTTGGTCCTTACGGTGTTGCTGATTTTGGATATGGAGCTTCACCAGTATCTGAACCGGAGACAGATTTGGATTTAGTTTATAAGTCTGGTACTCAAAAAACACGTTTTAAAAATGCACCCTCCAATATATATGCCAATCCGTTTGTTGCAGGTTATGGACCTTCAATTGTGATTACACGTGGAGGTCTTACTGGAACGGAGTTATTCTTACCGTATTATACCTCAACTCGTGCCAATAACATGGCAGTAATCGCATGGAGTTATAACTCTTCTACTGGAAATCTTAGTAAAACCGAGCAAATTGTTTATACAAGTAAGAACAATATTGTTTATGCCACTGATAATAGTGCCACAAGTGGGAAGTTGGTTACTGTGGCTAATACAGGCGAACTGAGTTCAAAAGGCTTTACTGTCGATTCTAACGGGGTTTATAAAGCAGCTTCACCGATTGCAAGACTGTTTGCTGATTCACTTGAACTGAATGAAGATGCTTCAAAACAGCCAATCAGTTTTGAAAAATTAGATGTTGGTGACTACCTGATTAAAGACTCGTTGGGTTTTGCTAAAGAAGGCTGGTATATCGAAATGCCGAAGGATGCTAACGGCAATGTTGTTGTAGCTGTGTCTTATGAGCAGCTTGAAGATGGAGACATTTCAGTAAAAACCTACAAGAAAAAGTTCGATATCGAGACAGCCTCAATTGTTCCTGATTTCGATAATCCGGTAGATATCCCTGAATCCCGCTGGATTGATATTCGATTGCATGAAGAACCCGAATCAGAGCCTGAGGAACCAGGGAGTGAAACACCCGTTGATTTTCAGCCTACCAACTTATCTGAAGCAGTAGCTGCAGCATTGGCTGGTGTTGAACCGCCTGAAATCTCAAATACACATGAAACACTTTAATAACCCGCTAAATCAGCGGGTTTTTTATTACCAAAATTTTGGAGAACCATAAATGAGTTCAGGCGCAAAAATTCGATTATACGCTTGTGAAGAAGCAGTACTAGGAACTACTCCGGCAAACCCGATCTGGTATACCGTTCGCCGTGTTTCAGATGGCTTATCTGAAAATGTTTCTACAGAAGAAAGTAGTGAAGTTGTTGATTCTCGCTTCCGACAAGGTGGAGTGGTTACTGAAGCTGAGGTGGCTGGTCAGTTAGAGTTTGAATTGTCAGTTGGTACATTTGACTTATTCTTAAGTGCGCTCGCATTTAATAACTGGGCAGCAAATGCACTTAGCTTTGGAGGAACCGTACGTAAATCATTTACCGTGGTTAAAGTCTTTGAAGATGTTGGACAGGTTTTTATTTACCGAGGTGTTCAGGTAAATACGGGTGAAATTACAATTCAGACCACAGGAAAGATTACTGGTAACTTTGGCTTGGTTGGTAATTCATTTACCCGTCAACAGGTCAATCCGGTTACCAATCCAGTAGCAGCATCAAGCCGCCCACTGGTCAGTATGCCTAACGTTGAAAACTTACTTGTGAATGGTCAATCCATTCAAGGTAAGGCATGTATGCAGTCACTCACACTATCAATTAATAATAATCTTGAAGCTATTCGCTGTATTGGTTCAGGTAAGTACACGCCAGAGTTTTACTTAGAGAAGATGATGGATATCGAAGCTAATGCATCATTCATGTTCTCAGCTACTGCGGCAGGCTGGATTGATGCCATTAAAACCCGAGATGTATTTACGCTGGCCTTTGATATTAAAGACAGCAAAGGCAGTAAATACTCGTTTAACTTCCCTCAATTAGAAGTCATGGAAGCAAATCATCCCGATGGCGGTGGAGACGATATTATTACTGTAGATATCAACTTTGCCCAAGTTCGTACAGCCCCTACGATTGTGCGTGCACTTGTGTAATTCAAATCATGAAACCTTAAGCCTATGGAATCCCATGGGCTTTTTTATTTTCTAAATTTCAGAGGTAGGTATGGCTTTAAAAGTTGGAATTGTACGAAGTTCAGAAGTATCTAAGTGGTACACGTTTGAAACTGCAGCTGGACAGGCAGAGTTTAAAATTCGTGGGATCGGTTATAAACCTTTTCAAGTTGCGTTGGAAAAGGCTGGCAATCAGATCTCGTCTAAAGGCTATGATGTGATGGCAAAAGATGAAAACGGAAAGCTTTATCATGAGCTTTTATTAGATGCGGCTGGAGCGCATTTAATTGAAGACTGGAAAGGTGTTGTTTTTGCTGAGGTGGTTGAAGGCGAAACAGTTGAAACTGAAAAACCGTATACACCTGAAAATGCGTCAAAGCTTCTTAATCTTGGTGATATAGGTATTGTTATCTGGTCATTTATTAAAGAGCAGGCGCAAAAGATTCAGGAGGAAGCTGATAAGGACAAGGCGACAATACTGGGAAAGTCATCGAGCTCTACAAATACCAGAAAACGTATGCGTCGAAAACGCCGCACGAAATCGAACAAATCAAGTTCTTAGGTGGTCATGTTCCAGACCCACCAGAATATTCTTATGCGGCTGAATCAATTCTTGCAGCCTTTAGCACGATTATCAGATCTAGACGATATGAGCAGGGCATTCCATTATCTTTAGATCAGCAGGCTATCAATGTATATGCTGAGCATAATGATTTGCCTGTTGATGCTCATATCTTTAATGACTCTATATTTGCCTTGGATAATCTATTTATTGAAGAGGCTCATAAGAAGATTTCTACTAAATTCAAAAAGTAATAAATAGCTATCTACGTGATGGCTATTTTAGTTATTGCGTCACACATACTCTAAAGTCTTCAAAAAACAGTACATGCCAGCTCTATTCAAGCTTTCACAGCATGAATAAACCGAGCAAACTTTAACTAGAGATTTTGATGCTGTAATTAATTTCTACAAAAAACTTTTGTCGTTAATTGCGGTTGAAATCATTTATAATTTAATCACTTTCTATACTTTCAAAAAATATTTTAAATCTTGGATTAATATGAAAATTCTCTTAAAAATTTTATTAAGTTTATCATTTTGTTTTGCGCTTAATGTGTATGCTAGTGATCCTAAAAATTTAATCGAAGTAATGCCTCCAAATTTACACTGGAAGCAAATCCCTAAAATTAATATTAGCGATCAGGAGCTTCAAGGATATGACAGAGAGGTTGTTGTAGGTTTTTTAGCGAATGAAAAGGGTAAAGTAATAGATACGACAATCATTAAAAGTAGTGGTATTGAATCTCTAGATAGAAAAAGCTTAAAAGCCATGAAGAATGCTAGCTTTTACCCTTATCAAGAAAATGGTTTTTATGTTGGATTTTATGGTAAGCAGCCATTCAGTTTTGATGTTTCTAGAAAGCCAATATTTGAATTTTTTCCTGAAATTAAGGTGAATAAAGATGATCTTAAAGGGCAAATCAGATATATGAGTATTTATTCAGAAGCAGATGAGAATGGCAATATCACAGTTGCAAAGATTCAAATAAGTACCGGCTTTCAAGAATTAGATAATTTTGTTTTAGATGAATTCCGTAAAAAAGCAAAATTTTTCCCTTTGATAATTAACGGCAAATCTTATCCGATTAGGGATACTACAAATTTAACGTTAACTAAGTTTTCTACTCTTCACTACTAGAATATTATTAATTTAATAGACACTGATTTATAAAATGACAAAATCTAAGAGAAATCTAATGAAAAGGCTTTATCTATTTACACTTATGTTTACATTGATAGGTACGGTTCAAGCCAAATCATTGGAAAATATGGAAATAAAGAAAAGGTGTGAATTATATACAGAGCTAGCATTGGTCTATTGGGATAATTATTTCAATGGTCAAAGTCGAGAGGAGCAATATAATTTAGTCGAAGAAAAGATCCAAGATGAAGTGGGGATTGTTTTTAGTAAGAAATTAATTGATTTTGCCTACGACTATATACCATTTCCTGTGAATGAAAGGGAAAGAAAAGTATACAGGAAAGATTATTCATCAATGTTTTTCAATAAATGCATAATAGGCTATGAAGCTTCTAAATGAATTTTTAAACAATAAATAATCACCTTCTGGTGGTTTTTCTTTATGTGACAATTAGTAACCACTTTGTTAAAGTTAGTACATTTTATAACAAATGGTGAAAAACTTGAAAAAAATATTATTTTTAAGTGTTCTTTTGGGTTTGATCGGCTGTAGTAATAGTGATAATGCTAAAAAAGCCTCAAGCGTTAGTAGCAATACAAATGACTCAAGTCTTGAATCTCAAACAGGGAAATGGCGAACTGTAGTTAGCAAAGATGAAATGCGGAACACAGAGTCTAAGTGGCTTGCTTTGCGTTCTGAGAATAATGCTGATCTAAACTTTCCTTATGACGGGGAGAATAAACTCCAATTTGATATTCTTGACTCTAAATCAGATGACCCAAAAATATTTCTAACAATAGATAAAGGCCAGTATGACTGTAATGATTACTGTTATACAGCAGTTAAGTTTGGAAATAGCCCAATTCAATATCTTAATTTCCAAAAATATGAGACATCTGGTAGTGATGGCACTATATTAATTTTTACTGAAAATTCTAAAGCTTTTTTAGACAATATTCGAAAAGTTAATTCACTAATGGTTGAGCTACCTTTTTATTCGAATGGAACTCGTCAATTCAAGTTTGATACTTCAAAGTTTAATAATGCAGAGAAAGTGATTTAACTATGTCTAAGGTATATAAATTCATTGTGGTATTAGTTGGTTTTGTTGCTATTGTTTTTTCACTAAATTATTACTTGCTTCAACGGCATATGAATACAGTATTGCTAGAGGATCCCAGAAATAAAGGGGTTGAAGTCTGGGTTCACTATAAGTGGTTTATTAATCCGACAGAGCTTAAATATGATTTGCGGGATGTATCAGGGAAAAATAGCCCAATAGATGTAAACAGGGTTCTACTACAATTTGCTGAGAAAATAAAAGATAAGGAGTTTAACAAAGTTTATCTCGGTTTTAGAGGGGATGATAAGTTCTATCTGAAAGGAGAGTATTTCCAGACACTTGGAAAAGAGTATGAGTTTCAAAATCCTGTTTATACCCTAAGAACCATGCCAGAGAATGTTTATATGTTAGATGGTGAGCATGCTTATGCTATATGGGAAGGTGGTTTGTTGGGTGTAATGGGTAAGCAGATGGAAGACTTAAATACTTTTGCAAGGGACTGGTATTTGGATGATATTGTTAAAAGTTTAGATAATTAAAGCGCCTCTTAAGTGAGCTAATTAATATGAAAAAGATTATTTTATTGAGTTTGGTTTTAGGTGTAGTGGGGGGGGGAACGGTTGCTCAAAGGTGGAGAAAGAGTCCAAAGAAGCTGTCTTAAACACCTTAAAAGATCCAGATTCAGCACAATTCCAAAATATAAAAGGATATTGTGGAGAAGTAAATTCAAAGAATAGCTATGGCGGTTATGTTGGCTTTAGGAAATATGTAACCATTGAGGGTGCAGTCTTATTGGAGGACTCAGAGGGTATTGATCCAGAAACATTTGCAATAATTTGGGAAGCACACTGTACTCCGAATAAGTTATCTGTAAAAGATCGCAGTAATTGTGTCAAGGATGCATACAATCAGTCCCTCATAATGGATGCAAGGCTTAAAGGGGTTTCCAAAGAAAGTTTAAGGACTGAAATACTAACAGACAAAAATGCATCAAAAGCAGAAATTGAAGAAGGCTTAAAAGATATCGATCGTGCATATAACAGTAATTTCAAGGATAAGGGATTGTATGCACAGGATGTTGTTGCTAAATGTGTGAAATTGATTGATTAATGAATGGATTTAAAAGCACTTGGGCAACGATTTGCAGCAAGACCAAATTTGTTTAACTGTCCAACTTAGTAAATATATTTAACTTAAATAGACCCACTCAATGAGTGGGTTTTTTATTGCCTGGAGAAAAGTAAAAATGGCACAAGAATCTCGTCTGGTCATTGTTATTGATTCACAGAATGCTGAACGTAATGTCAAAGCCTTGGCAGAAGAATTGTCAAAATTTACTGATCGAGGTGATTCCGCATCTAAGTCATCGAAAGATATGGGGAAACAGCTTTCTGTTACCAATAACATTGTTCAAAACTTTAATACCACAGTTAATAATTCCAATACATCAGTTCAAAAAACGGTTGAAGTGACTAAGCAAGCAACTCAACAAAATCATAAATTTGCTCAAGAAATTAAAGCCACAACCAATGAGCTGGATAAACAGGATAAAACGGCTAACACTTTCGGTACTTCAATTAAAGCTTTGGCTGGATATATGGCTGGCTTGGCTACGGTCAATGCTGCAATTGGTCAAATAGATGCTTATACAGGACTACAAAACCGTTTAAAGCTAGTTACTAAAGACCAGACGGAGTTAAATAAGGCGACTGAAGATACATTCAGAATTGCTCAAAATACCTATTCAGCATGGGATTCTGTTTTACAGGTTTATCAACGATTTAGTGATAATGCTAAAACTTTAAATCTAACAATGGATGATACAGCGCGTTTAACTGAAACAGTTTCAAAAGCTGTGGCGATTAGTGGCGCGAGTGCTTCTGCTGCAGATGCTGCTTTAGTTCAGTTCGGGCAGGCATTAGCGAGTGGTACCTTACGTGGTGAGGAGCTGAACTCTGTCATGGAGCAAACTCCAGCTTTAGCAAAGGCTATTGCTCAGGGTATGGGTATTACCGCAGGAGAGTTGCGTACGGTTGCTGCTGAAGGAAAAATCACATCGCAAGAAATTGTGAAAGCCTTAAGAAATGTAGAGTCTGATGTAGATGCATTATTTGGCAAAACTGATATTACGATCAGCCAGTCATTAACTCTTCTTAATAATGAGATTACTAAATTTGTCGGCGAGGCTAGTCAAGGAAGTGGTGCAGCTAACGTTTTATCTGGTTCAATTAAGGTTTTAGCTGAAAACTTAGAATCAATCTCTTATGTAGCTATTCTCGGTGGTACAGCATTACTTACCAAAGCAATCGCAACTCAAGTATCAGCTTTAAATACCAAATTAGGGGCTTTAGTTGCTGACAATGCTGCATCACAATTACAAAAGCAAAAGGCGATCGAAAGCGCAAAAGCAGCACTGGCTGAAGCTGAAGCGCATTTAGTTAATGTACGAGCAACAAATGCCGAAACTCAAGCCAAATTTGGAGCAAGTGCAGCTAGTGCCAGATATGTACTTGCAGCCAAAAATGTTGAGAACGCAACGAAGGCCGTTACGTTAGCTCAAGGTAAAAGCGCTTCAATGGCAGGTTTATTGAGCGGAGCATGGGGATTGATTGGTGGCCCAATTGGGGCAATCACTTTAGGCGTGACTGCTTTGGCTGCGACTTATATGTATTTCTCTAGTAAATCTGCTGAGGCTACAGCAAAGCTAAAAGAGCAAGCCGAAGCTGCAAAGCTGACTAAGGAAGAAATTAAAGCCCTGAATGATGAACAACGTAAGGAAAAATTAGGTGATTTAGCAGCGACAATTGAAGATCAAAACAAGGCCTTAGAGCGGCAAGAACTGTCGGTCGGGTCGGCATTGATCAATATCCAGAACTATGCGGTGGGTAATGCTAAAGTTGCTGAAATTTCGAATAAGGCCAGACTTGGCACCATTTCATATACAGAGGCGATTGAACAATTAAAGAGTCAAAAAATTCCTGCTGATTTAATGGATGCATTGCTTAAACAAGTGAATGCCTATGATGAAGCAGCTGAAACTGCTGCCAAGACTAAGCAAACGTATAGCTTATTTGGTTTTGAGGTAATAATTGCAGGCAATAAGGCGGAGAATGCTGTTGTCGGAGTTGATAAAAATACCAAGTCCTTAAATGAAAATGAGAGAGCAGCATTAGCAGCTAAAAATGCGCAAAAGCAATATGCCGATTCATTGGCAGATCGTAAATTTGAAGCATTAGTTACCAAAGGTTTACTTGCAAAGGGTTACTCACCTGAGCAAGTGAAGCAAATGGTAGAAACGGCAAGCTGGGCGCGGAAAAGCGGAGTAGAAGTTTCTAATGAGTTATATCAGATTGGTTTGCAGACTCTTTCAATAGAGGAACAAAACAAGAAGGTAATTGATGCCAAGAATAAAGCATTAAAGGAAACTACGAATGAACTATCTAAACAGCAAAAACTATCGAAACGTCTAGTTGGTGTGTCAGGCCAATCAGGTATTGGTACAGGCCCTCATCTTGATGTCCGTTATGGCGGTTCAATGTCTGGCCAGAAAGTCTCTAATGAGCATCTGGCCAGATTGCAGGCGGGTGGCAAACCATTGTCATCCTACAAGATCAGTTCAAATTACGGTCCACGAAAAGCCCCTACCAAAGGGGCTTCTTCATTTCATAAGGGTATTGATTTCTCAATGCCTGAAGGTACGCCGATCACAACCAATGTTGCTGTGAAAGATATCAAGACAAGATATGACAGCAAAGGTGGCGGCTATGTTAGTGAGGTGATATTTGAAGATGGTGTATCCCTAAAACTTCTTCACCAATCACCAAGTATGCAAAGCAAGGTTAAAGGTGGGGCAAGTAAAGGAAGTGATAAGGCTTCAGGTGATATTCAATCACAACTTGATCGTCAGCAGGACCTTCAGCGGTCACTAGAAAATGAGGTAGCGAGTGAAGTTGGACGGATTGACAATAATAGAAAGGCAAGACTGGAGGATGTTGATAAAGCTAATTTTAGTCCTGAGCGAACAGCAGAAATCAAGGCGGAAATAAATCGCCGTGCTGATAATGATATCGCGATCGCTAAACAAGCTTTGAGAACGAAACTTGAAGATTATAAGGAGTTCCAGAAAACCGAGGAACAGTTACTTGAAGAGAGCTTTAACCGTAAAAAGTTCAATGCAGCTCATGACATTGAATTAAGTAAGTCTGAACAGAAACAGGCAGTGGAATTACTGGAACAGCAATATCAGCAAGAAAACGCGCTTATGAAATTGGCTCAAGAGCAGCGTTTATTTCAGGCTCGTATTTTTCTGCTATCTGAAACAGAAGCAATGCAAGAACGTTACAGATTAGAGCGCCTTGAAATCCAAAAAACAGTAAAGGATGAGGAAGAAAGAAGAAAGCGAATTGCTTTATCGAAATCACAAGAGCAGCTTGAAACACTTGATCGGGCGACAAAAGCTGGACAAACATGGGGTGGCGTACAAGCTGATATGAATGGCACTAGTGAGTTTTATAGACAGGATCAGGAGCGATCTAGTCGTATGAGCTCCGCGACCAATTTTTTTGATAGTCAAAAAGGAGTGGTGAACTTAAATGAACAAAACTCATTGGAAACACTCAATGCTCAGTTTGAGCAGCAGCTTATTAGTCAGCAAGATTTCGAAAACCAGAAGACTGCAATCATTCAAGCTGCTCAAGATCAACGCACTCAGATTGGTACTGAATATGCTCAAAACGCTAAAGATATTGAAGACAAATATCAACAGGATCGACTGAACACCCAAATAGCTCTTGGTGGGCAAATGATGGGTTCAGTCACCTCAATGTTCGGTTCTATGTTTGGTGAACAATCCAAAGCTTACAAGCTCATGTTTGCTGCGGATAAGGCTTATGCGATCGCTGCGGCTGGTCTTGCCATTCAGCAAAACATTGCAGCAGCTGCAAAAGTTGGTTTTCCTTACAACTTGCCTTTAATTGCTGGGGCAGTTGCACAAGGTGTCAGCATTATTGCAAACATCCGGGCAATCAAGGATCAGGGCTTTGCGGATGGTGGTTACACTGGATCTGGTGGCAAGTATGAAGCTGCGGGTATTGTCCATAAAGGCGAGGTGGTCTGGTCACAGGATGACATCCGCCGTTGGGGTGGTGTCGGTTTAGTTGAGAATATGCGTAAGAGCGCAAGCCCTGAAGCATTTATCAATAACCATGCTCAAAACAACACTTCAACAGAGAATGTTTTTAATCGTTCTTTCTTAAGCTCAAAAGCTTTTAATGATAGTCAAAATATCTCGAATATTTTTAATCAACCTACTCGAGAGAATCAGATTATTGTTAAAGCCCTCAAGCCAAGAAATAGCACAGTGTCAAAATCAGGAGATGTTCAGAACATTACTAACTATTCTCAAAGCAATTCTACTTTTGAAAACATCATGAACCGGGCTAATCAGAGTTCACGAGCATTTAATCAAAATAGAGATATCTCGAATATCTTTAATCAGTCTTATCAAGATGATCAGATTATCTATAGAGGTAATACAAGTTCTACTAATCCAACTGCTTCAGCAAACTCAGATCTATACCACGATGGAAAAGTCTATTTCTCCTCAAATGGTTTAGTTCAGGATCGTTCAAATCTGGATGATGTGCAGGACTTTACTTTAGGGCAATCTTCACGTCCACAGGCTGAGATTATGCCTTCAATTGAGTCAGCTGCTCCAACTATCAACTTCAAGATTGAAGTTGTGAATCAGGTAAGTGGAGCAACAGTTGAAGCTGAGCAACTGGATGAGAAAACAGTCCGGATCATCGTAAAAGAAGAACTTGATAAGCAACTTCCAAAAGCGGTACCAAGATTAGTAAGCGAGGATATTAAAAATCCAAACTCTCTAATTAGCCGCTCTTTGACTGAGAATACGACCACAAGACGGAATCGATAGTTTTAGAAGTACACGTATAAGAGGAAAAAGAGCAATCATCTTCGGATGTTTTTTTATCTGACATTTGTATGTGAGTTATATACAAAATCAATAAGTTTTAAATCCTATTTATAAGTTTTAGGATTTAACAATGCGAAGCCGATCTAACAAGTCGGCTTTTTTAGTACCTAAAGAAAAAGCCCATGACTGCAATCATGAGCTTTTTAATTCAACTCAACCAGCGAAAGTTAAGGAGAAACTACTTGTGACCGATTATATCATAGCAATTTCAGGATTGATCAAAATGACATCAAGTTTACCTATTGGAATGTTAATATTTTTACTAATCTCAGTGCTTCTATGCATTCTTGCGTGGAAATCTCCTGAATTAATTAAAGCAATTTGGAAAGATAAAGATGATGATTGATAAATAGTTTTTATCTTTTGGTACCGCCCTCGGGCGGTTTTTTATTGCCTGAAGGAAAGTTATGTACAAGTTAAAGTTAAATCCTCAAACAAATGGCTATGGCGTAACACCAGGTGATGATGTAAAGCGTCAGCAAATGGATGGAGGGCGAGGACGCTATTACATCGATGTAAAACGTAATAGCCATATTGTCGATGTGAACTGGAATTTAAGTAAAACCGATTTCAATAAGATGATGGCTTTCTGGCGGGTCTACCAAAACAAGCCAGCATCATTTTATGCGGATCTTGTTATTGATCAGGGAGCACGCCAGCAATATCAATGCAACTTTATTCCTAATTCTTTCAAGACCAATGAGGTGAATGGCAACCTTTACCGGGTAACTGCTCAAATAGAAGTTGTTCAGAACCAGCCAAACCTTATAGCTGATGTCGCATTGATTAAAGATTGGGAGGTCTAATGGATAACGAATACGCCAAGTTCTTTCTCAATCGTAAAGTCGATATCTATCAACTGGAGTGTATTGAGTTATCACACCCATCTTTTTTAAATACTTATCGTGTTGTTCGTAATGATGATCGAGGTGTCTATGTACAGCACAAAGAAGGGTCAGGTCAGTTCTACTATGAATATTTGCCATTAACGATTCAAAGATCCGGAATGTTAGGTGATCTGGACCAGACTTTAACTGTCTCAGTTTCTGGTCTTGGAGATATATTGCCGGATGAGTTTGAGCGAGTTTTAGAAGGCCAATTTGCGGATGTGAAACCTACTGTCAATTACCGTCTTTATAGTTCAGATAACTTGAATACACCAATCCATTATTTGCTAGGCCTCCAACTTGCAGGTGTTTCAATGAACCATAAAGCTGTGACATTTAAAGCTGAATCACCTCGTTTAAATACCTCCAAAACTGGTGACATCTTTTCATTAGATCGATTTAGTGGGCTGAAGGGGGCTGTATGAAAAGTCATGATCATTTACTTGATAAGCAATACGACGAAGAGCACTACAACTGTGTTCACTTTGCACATGAAGCTGCTTTAGACCTATATGGAGTAGACCGGAGTGAAGCTTTGGATTTGTTCATGCAACCTAAAGGCCATATCGAATTTAAAGTCTCACGATTAAAACTCTTAAATCCGCTGCCCATGCCCAAGGAAGGCTGCATAGTCGCCTTCCATCCAAGACAACGAAATAAGCCCCCGCATGTGGGGCTTTTTCGTGGGCAGAAGGTTTTACACCTGATGGAGAGTGGAGTCACTTATTTAGCTGAAGACGTCATTAAAGCAATGGGGTTTAGTCGGGTCAGTTACTATGATTAAGATTATTTATAAACAGGATCCTTTGTCTGAAGAGAAGACAATTGAGCATGCCGAAACTATCGGGCAATGGCTTACTTCAAAATATGAATATTTGCCTGAGCATGTCCGTATTTTTCATACTTCAAGCAACATGGATCATGCGGAGATCTCTTTTGCCAATGAAGTTACACCTAAGAATGCTCACGACTTAAAGCAGCTTGATTTCTTACCTGGCACTTTCATTGTGATTGAAAATCCGAAAGGTATGCCTGCGCTTATTGCTGCTATCGTTTCTATTGTTTTAAGTGTGGCGATTGCATTTTTAATGCCCGCGCCGTCAATTGCCCAAACCACTCAGAATAACAACCAATCCTCATCTGCAAATAACGAGCTTTCAAATCGCGAAAATAAAATGCGGGTGAATGGCCGTATCGCTGATATTTATGGGGCTGCTTGGGATACGCCTGATTTAATTGCAGTTCCTTACAAGGTCTATGAAAACAACGTCGAGGTTGAGCATCTTGTGGGGTGTATTGGTCGCGGCTACTATCACATTAAAGATGCTTACGATGGTGAAACCAATATTGTTGATATTGCAGGTGCATCGGTCGAGGTCTTTCGACCAGGTGTAGATATTGTTTCTGGACAACCATATTTTTCGCTTGGTAGTGAAATTACTATACCGCCTTTAACTGTTCAGCATCAAAACTCAGTGAATGGCCAGATATTGCGACCAGCTGATACTCAAAGTCTGGAAGGCATCAATTATCTTCAATTTGCATACCCAAACGAGATCCTGCGAGCAGCTGCTAACAATACCGATTTAACGACTAAGTTTGTCAGCAATGACCGAGTTGAAATCACTAATGCTTCTTTTACTTATAACGGTCAAACCTACGATTTAAACGGTACGTACAGCGTCTTATCCGTTGCTGATGACCGTATGGCTTTGTCTAACCCGGCAGCAGTAAATCCGAACTGGTTAAAGCTAAAAGAACTCACAAACCAGCAAACAGGTGCTATATCTCCAAAGCTTTCATCTATTGGCGAGAAGTGGATCGGCCCGTTTATACTGGACAACCTTGAACGTAGTCGCGTCATCTTTAACTTTGTCGCGAATAATGGACTTTATACAGTCTCTTCAGGAGGCAATCAGGCAGCTGTTAATGTCACGATTGAAGTTGAAGTAACTCCAGTGAATGAGTCTGGCGCAGCTATTGGTAATCCAATGCTGAAGCAGATCATTCTCAAGGGTTCGGCTAAGTCGCGGCAAACTGTTGGTGCAACGCTCGATATGGTCACATTTCAGGGGCGCTGTAGTGTACGTGCTCGCCGATTAACACCAACTCCAGCAGTGACAACCGTAGTTGATGAAGTGAAATGGCAAGCGCTATACGGTGCTTATCCATTGCAAAGCACAATGTATGAACATGAAACAGTTTTCCGTGCACGTACATATGCAACGACTGGAGCTTTATCTGTTAAGTCGCGCAAGATCAATTTCGATCTTCAGCGGATGTTGCCAACCTATAAAAATGGAGCGATGACAGCAGAGTTGTTTCCAACTTCAAGCTTTGCAGATGCACTGGTATCGATGGCACTGGATGACAAGATTGGCCGCCGTACGGTCGACGAGATTGATGTTGAAAACATCTATCGTACTTATAACGATATTGTCGATTACTTTGGTACACCTCTAGCAGCCGAGTTCTGTACGACGATTGATGACACCAATCTTTCATTTGAAGAATTGGTCACTAATCTTTGTGATGCTGTGTTTTGTACAGCATATCGTCAGAACAACAAGCTAAAGATCTACTTTGAACGTCCGACCGATAATTCGGTGTTGCTGTTTAACTTCAGGAATATCATTCCGGATAGTTATAAGCATGATCTTACGCTTGGAATGATGGATGACTATGATGGGTTGATCTATGAATATACGGATCCGGCCGATGATAGCCGTATCAATATATATTTACCGGATAAAGGAGTCAAAAACCCCAAAGAAGTAAAATCTGTTGGTGTGCGTAACAAATGGCAAGCCCGTTTTAATGCGTACCGGCTTTGGAACAAGCTCCGCTTCCAGCGTAAATCGATTACTTTTGATGCGGCTCCTGAATCAGAATTATTGGTATTACGGGACCGTATTGCTGTAGCGGATTATCGAAATGGCATCCATCAAAGCGGTGATGTGGTGAAACAAGAGGGCTTAATTCTCACTCTAAGCCACGACGTAGATTTTATAGCTGGCAAGAGCTACGTGATTTATTTGCAAATGGGAGATGGTACCGTTGATCTACTTCCTGTTACTGCCGGATCTGCTAAGAACAAAGTAGTTTTAGGACGGTTGCCCAACGGAGCTTTAAAACTAAGTCCAGATGATTTTGTTAATACGATCTATACAGTTGTTAATGACGATACAAAGGACTCATTACCTTACTTGGTTGCTAAAAAAGATCCGGTTGATAAGTTTTCTAATACCATTACGGCAGTAAATTACGATATTCGGTATTACCTCAACGATAAAGACTTTATTGATGTGCCTGTTGATGATTCACCAATTTACATTCGATATGACCAGCTAGACCTAAATCTAGCTCGCTTATATCAGATGCAACGAGGCGACCTACCAATAACCGGTGAAATTAGCTTTATTGTTGAAGCCGGTGCTTTGGTTTCGAGTTCCAGTTCACTTCGACCAGAAACAAGAATGGTATATAAGTTTGACTATAACTCTAGTCCAGCAAAACAAGAGTTTATTGTACCTGCAGCACCAGAACTGCCAGCAATTGATACAGGAGAGTTTCCTCCTGGTCTTACTGTAAATCTTACGATTAAAGGTTCTGTGGTTGGGCGTGGAGGTGATGGAGGTTTGCCTCATCTTGCATTCGGTGCGTGGTCTAGTGATCCAGATTACAACTTCACCAAAACTCGCCGTGATGGGTTCCAAGGCGCACCCGGTTTAATGAACCGACACAGCAAATTGAATCTAATTATTGACGGAGGCACTTTAGCTAGAGGTGGTTCTGGAGGCGGGGCTACACCGAGTGGTATCTACACTGAACTAACATATGGAGTTCAAGGAGTACCTGGTGGAGCAGGTGCACCTTTTGGACGGGTTATGACGGGTCAGCCAATTTACAATGATACTCAGGACTGGCGTTGGTACTTTACTGGCTATTTTATGGTGGTTAAGGGTACTGATGCTGAAGCTTCAGTACCTGGTAAAGGTTACCGAACTCAAAATGACCGCTATGGATCGCCATTATCAGGTGATGGTGGTGGCTGGGGCCAACGTGGTACCAAATCCATAAATGATGGAACATGGAACTGGAATTACCATGGAACAACTGAAGGTCAACCGGGTGCGGGTGGTACCGCAATTGTCGGTGTAGCACCTCTAACAACTAAAATGATAAATGGAGGAAAAATCTTACAGACAGTTTAATGTTATTAGCACTCTATGAAGGGTGCTTTTTTATTTATTAAAACTTTTAAAGGTACAAAAATGACTACAGTAAATGCAATAGATGTAATTGATGGTAATAAGAGTCAGCATGAAATAAATACTGAACAAAACAACTTAAACTTGGCTATTAATAATTTTGTTAATCCAAAAATGTTTGGAGCAGTAGGTGATGGTATTGCAGATGATACACAAGCTATTAAAAATTGCTTTGATCATATGATTGCTAATAATACAAAGTTCTATGACTATTCAGGAAGCATTTATAAACATGTTGGGAACATTGTTGTAAATGGAGTAAATAAGACAATTGAGATAGAAGGTAATATTACATTTGAATCGATTAATGGTGCATTTTCATTTTCAGGATCATTGACTTTACTTGGTAATATAGCTAGCGCTCCATTGCCCAACGATAGACAAATCATTGTTTCAGAAGCACCTAGTACATTGAAACAAGAAGATATTATTGTTATTCATAATCAATTGGATTTCTCATTTAGTGAGTATCGCTCTTACTATAAAGATGGAGAAATTAAACGGGTTGCCATTGTTGAAGGCTCAACTATTAAATTAACTGATGAATTAGAAACTACATATACTGGTATTTCAACGGATAAGGTATTTAAGCTAGAACCAATAAAGTTACGGATCACAGGAAATATCAAATTTAAGTCTGATTATCAATATGGTTTGAAAGTTACCTATTGTGCTGACAGTGTATTCAATGACATGGAGGTGCTATCTCTATCGGGTAAAGTTGGTACATCATATGCATTCTTATTGGAAAGGTCTTTTAACTGTAGAATTACGGGTGGTAAATATATAAAAAAAGGAGATTCAACTACTGGAACTGATTACGGTATTTGTTTTAGTAACTGTCAAGATATTATTGCTAAACCAAAATACTGTTTTGGGTACAGACATGCTGTAGCCACAGGAGGAGGTAATATAAATGGATGTGTACCTTGCCGCCGTATATACATTGAAGAAGCAATATTAGAGAATGGGGTAGATACTGGGATTCACTGTGCTGACTTTCATGGTAATACAACTCAATCTCACTATAAGAATTGTACTATTAGAGGTATGGTCGGTTTAGGTGGTAGACATAATAAGTCTATTGAAAACAAAATCACTATGCATAAGGATGAAGTGCGTTCACCAATTTTTGTTACCGAGTGTTCAGGACCGGTTTATTCAATTGGAGATTATATTGTTGATTGTGGTTTAGCTGCTTCCCTAATGAACTGGGCATCATCTGTTACGGCATCATATAATACAAAGCCTTTTGGATTTATATTACAAGATGTCAAAATAGGCAAAGCTAGTGCATTAATTGGATTAATGAATGCGGTTAATTATACTAGCGCTCAATGCTACTTTATTATTGATGGTTTTGAGTTTTTAGAAGGAGTTCCACCAACTTTAACAAGATTAATATCAAATGCTGTTCAAGCAGGTGCTCAAAAACCAAGTTATATCCAGTGTACTAGACCTAAATCTAATCTTGGTGAAATAACAATTATTTCATCAGACGCTAATAGTAAAATTGCAGATGGTACACGTAAGCTAGTATTTGATAGATCTGGTCTTCGTACAGATGGAGCACCAGGTACTTGGATTCAACAGGCAGATGGCACAATGATTTGTCGGCATCGTATTAGTGGTACCGTACCAATTAATACAGCTCATGCGGGCGGATATAAAACAACTGACCTTAATTGGATATTTCCTAAGGCCTTCATTGAACCACCGACTATAGTTGCGATATCTCTTGATAATGTATGTATTTCAGCTAAAGCTCAAAATATCACAGCATCTTCAGCTAACATTTTTGGTTTTGCTTTAAGCTCTTCTACAAGTTCAACAGTCAATTTTGATGTAATTGCTATTGGAAGATATCTATATTAATTGAATAAAAATACTTTATGGTTTTTATTCAAGTATAGAAACTAAATTTTTTTACTTTTGGCCCTTTGCTTAACAGCACAGGGCTTTTTTATTGTCTAAAATTTTTGGAGATATAAATGGAACCAGTTTCCACTAGTGGTCTAACAGCACTTTTAAAATTTTACGGTGCGGCAATCATGGTGACTTTAGCGGTCGCTTTAGTTGCAGCAGTTGTATTGATGACACGTATGCCACGCTCACCTCAAGAGTGGGCTGTAGGGCTCATTTGTACAGTTGTATCTAGTTTAGCTGGTGGCTCATTCATTATCGTGAAGTGGGGACTTCATGAATGGGTTACTGATGTATGGGGAATGATTGCCTTAGGGGGCTTCTTCTTTATATGCGGTATTCCTGGTTGGGCACTGGTCCGTTGGATCTTTAACTTTATTGATAAACAAGAAGGCAAGACGATTGTCGAAGTAATTAAAGAAGTTAAAAAAGCCAAAGATGATATTCAAAATAGTTAACCGCCTTCGGGCGGTATTTTTTAATAGTTCATATATATTTCTGTCATCTGTCGGAATTAATCAAATGATTTAGAGACTTGTTTATACTAAATGTTCAAAATAAAAACAGGATAACGCCGTGAAAAAGATAATTTTAGCAACAATAATGGGTTTCAGTAGTGTAACTGGTGCTTTTGCAGAATGTACATATAGCTTTGATGCAACCCTACAGGATTTAAAAGCTTTAGAAGCTGCAAAAGGAGGAAGTTCAGCCAATTATCGCTATATTGAGCAAGTTGCTAATATTAATAGCGCTAATCAATCAGGTTATGACCTTATCAAATATTACTCAAACAAAGATGTTGATTTATATCTGGCTTCAAAAAAATATACGCAGTTTAAAACACAGTATGTGTTAGATACTCCAGATAATGTTCCTTTAATCGATAAGACTATTGCTACATCAGATATATTTGTTCAGGAATTCATTTTTGATGTAAATAATATAAAAATTAATCTTGGTACTAGTTCTCAGATGTACCAATATGGTTTTTTTCTTACTGGTTCTTCTCAGAATAGAGCAGAATTCACATTAAATGTGATATTTAGTAAAGGTAATAATTATTCTGGTGTAATGAATGGCGATGCTATTTATTTATTAGGATTAAGTTATAAAGCCGATGGTACAGGTAAGTTAGCACCTTTAAGCTTAGCTAATACAACTAATCCAGTACAAGTTCCTGCTGATGGAAAAGTAAGAGTTGGTATTTATGTAAACCAGAATACTAAACAAGTTGGTTATATCATTAATGGAATGAACTATGGTTATACGAATCTCATTATGGAAAATAAATTAAAATATATGAGCTATACGGGAGTAATCAATCAAGACCACTTTGCTAACTCTACCTTGACTGGTAAAACGGTTGGGCTTCAGTTGGTTACAGATAAGTCAAAAATGCAGTTTACTTATCCTACTGGCGCTAAGGACATTTGCGGGGTAGCTTTGTAAAAACTATATAAGTAACAAATTTCTTTCAACAGCCGCCTTCGGGCGGTTTTTTATTACATGGAAACCGGGCCGGAGGAAACTCATAGTTAAGTTTTCTATGATCAAAAAGCAAAAACCCCAGTGTTGGCGCACTGAGGTTTTTTTATCAACTTAACCAAAGCTAGATTAAGGAGAAGATATATCTATATGGAGCATTTTAAACCAATAGTGGAGCTTATGAAAGTATCTATTGAAAAGTACGGCTTATGGCAAACAATAGTTGCATTTATTCTTTTGTTTTCCATACCAATCTTAATGTGGAAGTTGGATGTAATAATTGCTTCTATAAAAGCATGAACCAACTTGAAAAAAACTGCGCCACCTACGGGTGGCTTTTTTACGACTAAAGGAAACCGAAATGAACATTGATCAATATCTTGAAGAACTTATTAAACGTGAAGGCGGCTATGTAAATAACCCTGCGGACCGTGGCGGCGCAACAAAGTACGGCATTACTGAAGCAGTTGCTCGAGCAAATGGATTCAAAGGCAATATGAAAGATTTGCCGCTGGATGTGGCGAAAACAATTTATCGCAAAAACTATTGGACGGTTCCGCGATTTGACCAAGTGAATTATATTTCTTCAGCTATAGCTGAAGAGCTTTTAGATACTGGTGTGAACTGCGGTACTGGCTTTGCGAAACCACTTTTACAGCGCGCTTTAAATTTGCTTAATAATCAAGGTAAGGCAGGTTGGCCAGATTTATCAGTAGATGGAATATATGGACCAGCAACTTTGAATGCACTTAAAACTTATCTGGCCAAACGTGGGAAAGAAGGAGAGAAGGTATTAATTCGAGTTCTTAACATCATGCAAGGTCAACGCTATATTGAAATCTGTGAACGCAATTCAAGCCAAGAGCAATTCTTTTACGGTTGGATCGCTAATAGGGTTTCTTTATGAAAGCTTTAGTACTGCTGTGCTTTCTATTATCAGGATGTACAGCTCATGCTATCAAAATAATGTGAGTGTAGAAATTTGTGTGAAAGCTCTCTAATGAGAGCTTTTTATAAAATTTTTAACTGAAAAACCTAGTGCATAATTGTCCGTATTAATTTAACTAGCGATAACTTTTCTGGTAAATGGGTTAGGGATTTGATCTTTAGAATATTTTTTTTTGATCACCACAGTTCCTGCAATAAAGTCATGTATTGCACGTTTTCTTTTATTAAAAAGTAAAACTATGAACTCACTCCAGAACCATGCTTGATTCAATAGGTTTATTAAACCATACCAAGTGGGTAACAATAGTACTAAGTATTTTGCCCGATCTAACAATTCCGCATTAAGATAAATAACTGAATCAGCATGGTTTAAAGCTATGAGTTGGGCTGTAACTACAAAACAGGTAATGACAATTTCTACTGAAGATCTTAGTACAGCTTCTTTAAGACCGATCTTATGACCATTAGGTAGAGTTATCTGGATAGCTACTACCATTTTTCCGATAGTCGCACCAAATTTGTAATGAAAATAAATTATATATAAATAAAATAAAGGAGTTAAAATAATTGTAGTGAGCATTGCGGTTAGCATTGAGATACTTTGAATGTAATAACTGATAAACATTACAGGTAGGAATACAATTATATCAATAATTGCAGCACCTAGACGTTTCCAAAAACCAGCAAAGACCTTTTCACCATTGTTTTCGATGGGTAAAAATTCCATTTTTATTCCTTTAGTGAGAATTTATAAATTAATTTTTATTAATGCAAAATATTATAGTTATTTTAATTAATAGTAAACAAAATTAATAAGAACAAATTTTATTGTGATAATCTCTAGGTGATAACTATTATATATATTAGTCCATAGGTCCAGCTAGCCAGTAACCATGATTTGTGCAAGCCTCCGGAACAGAAGGGGTGACTTGTGTAGATTTTACTTCATATGAACCACCTCCTATTGATACCTCTTCGCCAATTAAAGCAGATCGATTTGAAAAACCATTGGTAATTTTAAATATATTATTTCCTAGATTTTCTAATTTGCTGCCATAGCGCCAAATAATTAATGGACCCGTTTCATCGCCGAGTCTGATACATCCATTTTTATCTGCAATAAGCTTTCCATGTGTTGAAGCCATCATTGAAACATTACTTCTCGTATTGCTTGTGATAAGTATCGGTTGAATAAAGATCTCTTCATTGTTAGCTATAGTAGGCTTTACCATGCAAGATGTAAGGCTAATAGTCATTAAAGATAATAAGAGTTGTATTTTCATATAAGGGCTTTTTCTTTACTTTTTAGTAATAGGTTCTATAAGTTGATTGATAATAATCCCTTTACTTAGATCACATGTAGTATCAGGTTTAACGATCCAGTTGTAGTCATTCAAATTAAGGGGATAAGCCTCTCCACTACCATAAGCAATAGTGTCACGATCTTTATATTCTTTTGAGTCAACAATTAAAAGATGCTTATTGCTATCCCAATGAGCATCTTTAGTTGCAAAAACAGGAAGGACTCGATCACTTTCATGCATTAAATAAACACAAGAACCTTCAATTTTGATTTGTGCTTCACTATAGCTCGCATTATCAGCACCACCTGAGTAAGCAATTTTTGGCACAATAACTTTATTTTGAGGCTGAGGAGGATTGGTACATCCATTAAGCAAGATAATCAATCCAGTTTGAAAAGTGATTAAAATACGTCTTTTATTCATAATTAATATACTAATGAAAAGCCTAAATTATAAAGTTCGTCAGTAGACATGTAATAGTATTCATCACATTGCTCGATTCCATTACCTTTAACTAAGGCTGTTCCTTTCACCCGAATAAACAGGACTACAGCTTTAAGCTTTACTCAGCGGACCGATCTCATTTGTTTTTGATTAATGGTGATAAATGTCATTATGAGTAGCTGGTCAAATTGTCGATATAGTGCCAATCGATGTTTAAAGCCTTATTGGAATGTACTCTATTACACGATGCCGCTCATACGATTAATAGCAATGTTAGTGTAGATATTGGTTTGAAAGCCCTCTAATGAGGGCTCTTTTTAGGCAGGTTAACATGCATAATTATCAAGATTTAGTTTGAAATAATTATTGCTTAATTGTGTTTACAGATGAAATATGATCATCAATATAATCAATAGGCATATAAATAGCTATATCAGGATTATCTGAACCTGCTGTGTGAATACCCACACCAGAAATGTTAGAAGAGGAGCCAGGATATATGAACCATGGTCCACCGCTATCACCGCCTGTACTTATATTAGCCTGACTACTATTTCCAACTTGAATCCATCCAGCAACACCGTCATGCGTTGCATTTCCATTTAAAATTTCACCACATGTAATTCCTGTTACTGCTCCTGATTTACAAACAAACATACCTTTTTTTTGGTTGAGGAAAGTAGTAATTGAAGTTAAGTTTAGTATTCCAGAGGCAGGAAACTCAGGAATACCATTTAAATCTTTGTATTGGATTTTATTATCAACAACTAGACCAGTGGTTTCCCAAATCTGATAGTCATACTTATCTGCAATACCATCTTGTGCTTGATGAGGCTTTTCAATAATAGGGCTATATAGAAGCACATCATGGTTACCCATATTGGCAAAATATGCATTATCACAATGACCTGCTGTTAAAATTCCTTTCTTTGATACGCCTCCCGAAATATAACTAACAGCATAGCCTAAAGTACATCTATAACCAGTAGCACCAGCGCTACTCCAAACAGGATTACCACCATATAATCTATCGCCAGGTTGTACGCCCGTTGGAGCAGCTTGTATTTTAGGAATGTTTCCAATGTTAAAGGAAATTTCATCTGGACTGGAAAGTAGATTTTGTTTCGACGTAAATAATCTTTGCAGAGTTTGTAAATTGCTATTGTTTTCTACAGTTACTAAGAACTTTTGTTTTTCAAGATCATACACAGATGAAAAAGGAATATTAGAAGTAGTAAATAATTGGTTAATTTCATCTAATTTTTTATTGGTCTCATTACGAGATTTTTTCACTTGTTTGACCTGAACAAATTGTCTTATCTCAGGATCTAATGATTTTAAAAAATCAAAGCGATCCTTATTGTCGGAAAACATCACTATAATTTTATATACAGGAACATGCTGTATATACATGTCCGCGTAATTTGGATCATTCATCTGATTTAATTTCTCAGATAAAGCTATTACTTTTTCTTGTAAATCGATTCTCTTTTTTGCTTCCGATTTACTAAGTTTGTATTTCTTTTCAACAGAAGAAATAGAAGGATTTGCATAAGTACAAGTAGCAAATAATCCACTCATTAAAAATAATGTTATTTTATTACTTAACGTTTTCAAAGGAAATCTCCTAAAATAATATATTCATTCGGGCAATTTTCTGGGGGATTAATATTAAATTTTACTTTTGAGCTTTCAAAAGAGACACCTCCAATGCCTGCTTTCGTATTTAACTTAATTGTTTTATTCGTTTTAGTATCTTGAATTGCTTCTAAACCTCCATTTGAGTTGTAAATAACTTTTTGTTTTTTATTTAAAATTAATAAATAATCTTTATTGCTATCATCCTCTAAGTGGACTGATAGACAATTATCTTTAACTTGTATTTTTATAGGCACTTCTTTATCAAGAAAAAATACATTATCAACAATTTGAGTATTAGGAAATGAAGCTATAAATAACGAATCTTGTTGGTTTTTTTGATTTTTATTTATTACAGAAGATGTTTTTTCTCTTTCTAAATTTTCCGATTTATAATTATTAAAATCACATCCATTTAGTGTGATAATTAATAATGAAGCTGAAAGTAAAATAATATTCTTTTTCATAAGAGGTAATTCGTTTCTCAAGCTAAAAATAGTTACATAGTGATTTTATAATCTATATTCTTATCTTGTTTTTGTTTATTTATGGAAGCCTTTTTTGTATCAATTGGTAAAAAACTCATAACCGTTTGTTTTTTTATATTTTTAAATTACATGATTTTTATATCTACTATAATTACAGGCTATTATTTTATAAACTACTGAAAAATATTGTCTTTATAAAAAAGTAAAAATAATGATTCAAGAAAAAGCCCTGAGGAATCAGGGCTATTTTTGTCTAATTTTCAAATTCCACATTATAAAGTGATGTTAAAGTTGCCTTTAATTTTTCATCTTTAATTTCTGCAATGTACTCTTGCATTTTCTCTTTATACTCAGGGTGTCCAGCTTTATATTTTGCATACAAGTATGAGAACTCGCCTATCTTATAATCAGGATCGGTCTTGTTTTCTGGTTTGCCTAGTTCCATTTTTAGAACCTCTGCAACATGGTCATAGCATTTATTAACCAAAGTTGCTTCTTTCCCTTGAATGGTAAACAACTGACATCTAAATGTAAGTCTTGCTGTGTCATTTGACTTCTCCGCAAGTTGCTTATCATTCAATGCGTGTGCTTTCTCATAGTCATTCAAAATCATATAAATATTCATTTGAAGTAGTTCACGTTTACGTTTGTTCGTAATTTTATCGACCTCAGGGAGTATTTCCCGCATGTGCTTCTGGAAGACTTCTCTATCTTCCATAGAATATTTTTCAACATACTCATTATGTTTATCTATAATTTTCTGATCTTCGGCAGATATCGGCTTAGGTGCTGTGATTTCGCTTTGTTTTTTACTATCCGAAACATTGCTACAGCCACCAAGAAATGATGAATAAACGATAAATATGGTTAAATACTTTTTCATACTTATGATTGAGTCTACTTTAGGGAGTATGCCTTTTTCTGGACCACATTTAGATTAAAGCACTATAAAAAGCCCTAAATAATTAGAGCTATTCTAATATATGGATGTAAAAAATGATCTTCAATGAGCTTTTTGCTTATAAGGCATAGATTCAAGAATTTCTTTAATAACTGTTGGGTCCACTACGTTCTCATACATCGTATTAAAAGTATGCTTCTCATCTTCAGTGGTTTGAGCATTAACTAGATCTTTCAACTTTTGTTTATATTTAGTATGACCACCTTGGTACATGGCAGCGTAACTTGACCAGAGAGTATATTGCTTTTGTGGATTATCATTACTTAATTTTTCGTATTGTGCTTGATATAGCTTAGCTGCTTTTTCATAACAGCTATTAATTTGGCTTTCTGGCTTTTGCAATTTTCTTTGAATTAAACACTGTGTTTCTTGAATGCTTGCCGTGCTATCTAAAGCAAGAATTTTTGTTGCCAAAATATCCGCTTCATTTAAATAGCCTAGTTGAAGCAGGACTTTTAATTTTAACTTTTGCACTTGTATGCTTGAGTCATTGTCATCTGGAAATTTCTTTAAAAGTTTTTCCAATTTTGCTTGCGTAGATGTAATGTCAGCTTCAGTCTGAAGAGAACTCATAATTTCATCAAACTCTGCCACAAGGGGTTTTAATACTTCTTTTGAATTATTCGATTGCTCACTCTGCACTTGTGCAATTTTGGTCGCGCTATTAGGGTTGTTACATGCAGTAACCGCAGCACTTAATAACAGAATCGTTAATAGTTTATTCATAACTTTTTATACCTTGCGAGCCGCAGAATTTAAGGAGAACTTATATTTTTTAATAGGGGGCATTGGATGCACAGAACCTACTGTATCTGAAATAACTGCGGTATATCCTAGTTCAAGCTCTACATCAACAAGCTGTAAATTTGGTTCTGGCAACTTGATAGTGCAACTTCCCAAAGGGGCCTTATTTTTATCTGTTGGCCAATATCCTTGATCGCTTTTCAACTTGGTTCTGGCAATCTCTTTACCTTCCCGTGAAACAATTGCGGTCCCAAAAGGGTAAACAGTTCCCTTGTGGCTCAATGGAGCTGCATTAATAACTACACTTAAAAATAATTCCTTACCTTGAACTTTGTAGTTTAGAAAATAGCTCACAGCTCCATCCAAAGGTGTTACACCTTCATCACCTAAAAGAACAGCTTTATGGCTAATGTAGACATCAGTTTTATACTGTTCAATGTAATAGTTTTCATATTTATCTTCTCTAAAACTATCAGTAGACTGCTGTTTTTGTGACATTGAAGTTGAAGAAGATTTAGTAGATGATACAGCGCTACCGCCGTTGTCTTGCACAACTAAGTTTTGTTGAGGCAGTAATTTACAACCACAAGAGAGTGAATCATTTACTCGAGCAGCAGCTTTACCAAAGATTTGCATGCACGGATCGCCCGATACAATAGTGGCGACAACTTTATGAGTTGGGCATGTAGCTTTATCACCGACACACGCAACAGGAATTCCGTCGACTAGAAACATACTGTTCCCAGAAATTACTTGACCACCGCCAGTGGTGGGGCAGCCAATAGTTATATATGGGGTTGCCAAAACTATTCCTTCTTATTTTCGTGAAGTGCAGAAATGATAGCAAAGAGGGGTAGACAGTGCTGTATAGTTTTATTTATCAGGATGCACTGCTCATATGATCAATAATAATGTTAATGTGATATCTGTATAAAACTTTTTATTTGTGCGAAAAATGCTCGGAATATATAAATAATTATAATATTTAGAACTATGGAAAAGGGTGTGATCCTATGTCACTCTCTGTAGAAATTAAATATTTATTTGAGTAAATTCATGGGGATGGTTGCTAAAAATGAAAACATTCTTTATATATAACTCCTTGATAAAAAGATATGTTTTATTAACTCTGGGCTTAATTGTTGTAGCCTTTATGATGGCTATCTTTTTTAAAGGGGTACTTGAAATTGATTTTGCAATTGGAGCTGTTTGTGGCTATTTAAATATTTTTCTATTATTAAAAAATTATAGATTTCCACTTATTCCTGAAGTTAAAGAAGATAGTGACGACCTTCTTATGTACGCAAGGGTGACTCTTCTTCTTCTTTTTGTTTTGGTAGAATTTGGTTTTTTAATTGTCGCATTGTTTTAAATTTTTAAGGGCGTTTTACTAAGAATAAATTAAAGGTGCTTAAGAAATGTATACCATTAAAAAAATATTGAAATGGTTTATTATCATCCTTTTAATGTTTGTTCTATTACTGGGCGTAACCGGACTGATCTCAAATAAATTTTTTGATAATGCTGCTATGAAAGATGCTTGTGCTGATTCAGGAGGTGCATGGGATCCTCAAAAAGATAAGTGCCGATTTACGTCTAATGACCCTAGAAGTAAGTGATATATTGGGCTAAGGTTGTTAGTTGACAAACCTTTGAAATAGTCAAATATTTTGGTTGACAAATCATTATATTAGTCATAAAACGAGGAATAGTTAATTTAGTAAGTTTGCTTTCATTTGTTTATTACTTTGAACATACTATAAGCAAGGTTTTTTTAGATAGCCGAAAATGACAAAATTGGATAAAAAGGGTAGAAAGCCTACTCAGGATAGACTTGATCTCGAGGATTCATCAGTTCATCAAGAACTCGAGGATAATCTTGATTTCGTCTTAAAAATCCATGACGGACATCTTCATGATCTAGAAATTTCGAGTGTTGCAAATTTATTATCTGCACTAGGTCAAATCGTTGGTGTTAAACAAGCTAGTTTCAAAACAATTAAAGAAGGTTCGACAACTATAGCAGTAACAGTTCCTCAAGATTGCAAAAATATTGCTATGGCTAATGTCCTTAAGGACACAGCATTAAAGAGGAAACAAGTTACTCGTATACAGAAAGAATTAAGTAAGTATGGTTTTCACAATGCTGAAATTTCGAATGGACATTTGAAAGAAGGGCAACCATACCAACCATCTCAAATTTTGTATTCTGTTCCCGAACTTGATTATGAAGAGAGTTTCACTCAAGACGAATCAATAGATGGGTACTTAACTCGACTGCAAAAAGGTAAAGATAAGTCAGATCACATCACTATTATTTTAAATAACGGTGATGAAGTCCCAGCAGAATGTTCTCATAAATTATTAGAAGAATTACATCCCTACTTTAATACTAACAAATGTCTAAGATTTGAAGGCATAGCATCATATTCATCGAAAACTAACACTTATCAATTAAAACTCAAGAAATACTCGATTACTAAATTTATTGTGATTGAAGATATTGGCCTTGATCAATGGATTGATAGTTTTAGAGCGCAGGGGGCATCCAATTGGACTAAATTTGATGATCCTATTGCCGAGTGGCTGAAGGAGCGTCAGGATTGATCATCTTGGATACTAATGCGTTAATAACATTATTGACGGCTGACAAGGCTAGTGCTGAGTATTTAAATCTGGTTGCTTATCTTAAGCAATGTGAACGCTTGACACTTGCTTTACCCATGCCAGTAATAGCGGAGTTCATTGCTGGCGATGAAAATGAATCTAGAAGTAGCATGCTCTTAAGCCCAAATTCTAAATTTAAGAATCTAGATTTTGATGCTAAATCAGCTTTAATATCTGCACGTATCTATAAAGATTATAAAAAGCTTCCTAAGAATCAAAAATCTCAAAATCCTCACCAGAAAGTAAAGGTGGATATTCAGATTTTGGGTATTGCACTGGCAAACAATGCAAAAATGATCGTGACATATGATAAAGGGATTAGAAATATTATTGATGCATTAAACTTATCAATTTCGGTTTTTGATTATGCTGATTGTAGTTATTTAAATGAAATGACTAAATTAGTATTTTCAGAAAATAATCAAATTCAGTAATTAAGAATTTTATAAAGCTAATATTAAGACTTTAGGTAACTTACATGTTAAAACAAATAGGTATTGAGAATTTTAAAGCTTTTGCTGATTTGCAAAAAATAGATTTAGCTCCAATTACATTAATTTATGGGGCAAACTCATCAGGTAAAAGCTCTATTATTCATGCTTTAATGGTTCTAAAACAATCTATTTTATTTTCTAACTTAAAAAGTGGTATTTACTCTGATAAAAAAATTTTAGATGTAGGAAGTTATTCTACAATGGTCTACTCACATGATATTACAAAAGATATTTCTTTTAGTTTAAACTTTATAAATAGAACAGGACGAGTAAGCTCATCTGAAAGATTGAATTCTAGTTTTGTTTATTCATATGATGATAACGATAAGCAAGGTTTTTCCTATTTAAAAAATATTGAATTTGAGGATAAGAATCGGAGAGATTCCTTTGGATATAATTTTAAAAATAAATTCAATAGTAGAGATGAAACCTCTACTAAGAGTTTTGACTTAGAAATACCTAAAACTTTTAAATTACCTTTAAATAAAAATAATCTACCAAAAGAATATATAAGTAAAATAATGGGAGTTTATTTATATGAGGCTGAAGAAGAATTTTCTATTCCTAAACGAATAACTGTCGATGGCCGAAAGCACTTGCAAGTATGGGAACAACTTGAGAAAGAGAATTTTCATAAAGATTTGTTTAAAATACACAATTTTCTAAATGAAAAAATCCGAAGTAATTCAAATTTTATTCAAAAAGAATTAAAAAAAATATCTTATTTAGGACCGCTGAGGAGTAATCCAAAACGTTATTATTCTGTTGATAGCGAGTTCGAAGTTTCCGTAGGTAAAGAAGGAGAAAATATTGCATACTTCTTAAAAAGTGATAATGAAAATTTATCAAAATTTATTAATGAGTGGTTTAAGAAATTTAATATTCCATATGAATTTACACCAAAACCAGTTGGTACTAAACATTCAGAACCATTAATTCAAATTGAGTTAGTAGATTTAAGAAATAATGTATCTGTTTCTCCACTTGATGTTGGATTTGGTATAGGACAAATTTTACCTATTCTAGTTGAGGGTATTGTTAGAAAAGAATCAATAATCTGTGTTGAACAACCTGAAATTCATTTGCATCCAAAACTTCAAGCTGAATTAGCTGAGTTTTTTGCCGAAACTTGCAATAATAATCAGTGGATTATTGAAACACATAGTGAAGCTTTAATGTTGAGAATTCAAAAGCTAATTCGAAGTAAAAAACTCATTAATGGAAAAAAATTAAAACCCGAAGATATATCAATTTTATATGTAATTCCTAGTAATAAAGAAGAAGAGCAGATGGGAGCTGAAGTAGTTCAAATTCGCCTAGATGAAGATGGTGACTTTATGGATTTTTGGCCTGAAGGTTTTTTTGAAGAACGTATTAAAGAAAGAAGATAAGAGATAGTGGTATGTTAACTGAATTTGCCTTAGATAAATCTTTCTTTGAATCAGATGCATTAAAGACAAAGACGACAAATAGAGAGTTTTTGAAATTATGGAAAAAATATGGTGTATTGATTCTTGGGGAAAATCAAGATGTTGACGAAATTCTTAAACAGTTAAGAAATAAAATTCCGCCTGAAGTTTATCAAAATTGGAAAGAATCTTTTGAGGAAAATATTAGTATTAAATCAAAAAATAATTGGAAAAATTTCTGTGATTATAAAGATTATAAGGAATTGTTAAATCTTCATAAGCATTTTAAAACTGGTATAACAGAAGATACCACAAATGAATGGATTAAATGTTTACCTAACTATATAAGTTTCTGTAATAAGACAAATTTTGAAATATTGGATATAGATGACCAAAGTATTTCTGAAAATTTTATAAAATCAGAGCTGGAATGTAATACAGATATTATGAAAGATACTGATAATGAAAAAATATGGGAAAGTAAATTTCATTATTTAGCAAAATATACGAAAGATATTGTTCTATTAGATCGATATTTTTTTCAAAACTTAAGAGAGGATTCAGGGAAAAAATTAGTGACAAGTGTTGTTGTTTTTTTAAATTTTTTATTGAAATACAAAAAAAGATTTAATTTAACTTTTATATCTGCGGGTGGTGAAAAAAATAGTGATGAACATTTTGGTATTGATTTAATTTTCTCAGATATAGCTAACTCAAATCTTTCTAGAAGTTTCAACAAAATTAATTTGATATCAAAGACAGATACATACTTTAAATCACTCTCTCATGAACGTTTCATTAGTTTTGATAAGTACGTTTGTTCAATAGGTCCTGGATTGAGTATTTTTAGCTCGTATCCAGTCAATCAAACTGAGTTTAGAATGGTGTTAGAAGAATACTCTTGTGTACCTATGCGAGTACTAAAAGCCCAAAGAAAACCTTTATGGCAACATGAATATTTGCCACAAAAATAAAAGCACCTTAAGGTGCTTTTTTAATCTAGATTCTTGATCCAGTGTTAGTACAACCCAATTCAATAAGCTGCTGGGCACTCTTATCTCTAAGATAACATCTGACTGCATGATAACTTAGTATCCAAGAATTAATACCCATTTGAAAGAGTTCAATTTCTTTATATTGAGATTCATACAAGCCAATTGTTATAGCTCCGATTTCGATCGAAGCTGCTGGTTCTTTTAGATCATTAAACTTCGTTATTCTAAAAAAATCGGGTTCAAAGCTTTGTTCTAAGCGAATTACAGCTTCTGCTGTAATTGTTCTACCACTGTTTAGAGCAGCAGTTTCTATCTTTTCTTTAAGTTCCATTGGAACACGAAGATTCATTTGTGGGTCATTACGTGCCATGGGAAATCCACTATCTAATATATATTAAATAGTATTGCATCACTGTGCTTTACATCAATAAAGCACTATGCTTTAATGTGATCACGGTGCTTTATTTAGAGGCAAGAGAATGGCACGTACAGATACACAAGTAGCAATTCGTATTCCACCTGAAATGCATAAGCGTTTAAAAGAGGATGCGGTAAAAGAAGAGCGTTCAATGAATTATTTAATTAATAAGGCTGTTGAACAGTTTCTTAAACAAGAGAATGTAAAAGCATGAAATCAATAGGCAACAAAAAAGCCCACAGTCTTGGCGGATGGGGCTTTGATGTAGTCATAACAGTGAGATATGAACTATGGCTAGTTTAGCATTAAGCTTTAACGATGTAAATTTGCAACCTATTCAACACAATCAGCAAATCTGGCTGACAGCAAGCGAGTTAGCTAAAGCACTTGGATATGCAAAAACTGATGCAGTAACTCAGATTTATGAACGTAACAAAGATGAGTTTAATAGCAATATGACCTTGACCCTCAATTTGAGTGTCAAGGGGTTTGGCAATGGTAACTCAGCAAAAGAGGTTAGGGTTTTTAATACTCGTGGTTGTCATGCAATTGGTTTCTTTGCTAAAACTAAAATCGCCAAACAATTTCGTAAATGGGTTTTAGATATTCTTGATAAAGAAGTGGGTGTATCAGTTGCAAAAACCCATAAATCCGAGCGTACCTCTTTACATGATGCACATGCTCTTCTTGTAGCTAAAACAAAGCATCTCAGCTCAAGTGATGCATGGAAATTAATTCATCAGCGGTTCAATGTGGATCACATTGAAGAGATTCCTTACGACATGATTCCAGTGGCGGTTGAATACGTTCATCACCTCATTGCTCTTATGAGCAATAAAAACAGTAATACTGGATTAGATACCAACGTTAAAGCCATGGCGATATACCTAGCTTGGTTAAGCGGGTGGTGGAGACAGTTTGGACCTGCGGTAAGAGGTATTAACCCGCATATGGCCGCAGCAATCCATGACTATTTCAATGATGGTGGCTTTGTTGCTTGGTCATTCATTGAGAAAGATAAGAGAGCTGAGCTACACAAACGTATAGATACTCATCCTTGGCATTTACCTCCAATGGACCGTTATCATTTGCTGAATAGAAACTAATAGTTCAGTGGCGATGGCGGGAGTTGAACCCGCGTCTTTAGAAGCTCTCTTCGGAGGGCTTTTTGATGTAATGAGCATATAAAAACTAGAAAATTAATATCTTTATGCTTTTGTAATTCCTCTCAAATATCAGTACAAAAATGACTCCAATAGATGTAATGTCTAGATGGTTATTTACATGAAAATTACAACATCTTAAAAAAGAAATCTTTATAGAATGCTTCAAAATAGATGTTGTCACTTATGTCAGTAAAATGATTATTAGATTTAACTGTTTTGCAGGAATTTTGCATTTATTTTGCAGAAAATCGGAATAAATCTAATAAACTTAAAATTAATCAAATAGATATGGAATTTCGAAAATATTTATTCTTTATGGAGAAAGAATATATGTGGGAATTATTTGTAATTCTACTTTCACTTGGGCTGTTGATGTATACAGCTTACAAGGGCTTTTCTGTCATTCTTATGGCGCCAATTTGTGCCTTACTTGCAGTTTTACTGATAAACCCGGCCAATGTTTTACCGTTTTATTCGGGTGTTTTTATGCCCAAAATGGTGAACTTTATTAAAGATTACTTTCTTGTATTCTTGCTTGGCGCAATTTTCGGTAAAGTTGTTGAAATGTCAGGAATTGCTGAGTCTATCGCTAGAACCATTGTAAGATGGATTGGGGCGAAAAAGGCAATTTTAACCGTTGTACTTTTAGGTGCAATTTTGACCTACAGTGGAGTAAGTTTATTTGTTGCTGTATTTGCCATTTATCCATTTGCAAACCAGCTATTTAGACAAGCCAATATTCCAAAACGTTTAATTCCGGGAACCATTGCGCTTGGTGCATTTACATTTACCATGGATGCATTGCCGGGTACGCCACAAATTCAAAACGTAATTCCAACTACATTCTTTGGCACCAATATTTATGCTGCACCATTCCTCGGAATTATCGGCGCTATTTTTGTTCTATGTATGGGTTTGAGCTACTTAGAATGGCGTCGTCGCGCTGCTGCAAAAGCTGGAGAAGGGTTTTCTGGGTTTGGTGTAGACGATACGCCATCTCAAGAAATTGAAGCCGAAATGACTCTGCAAAATAATGGAAGTACAGCTCGTCAGTTTTTAGCGTTTGTACCCCTTATTCTTGTTGCAGTAATGAATAAATATTTGTCTAAAGCAATCAAAGAGTGGTACCCAAATGGCTTTGATTTTGCCACTGTCGGTTTAGCTGACTACACCGTAGATGTAGCAAAAACTGGTGCGATCTGGGCGGTTGGTCTTGCGCTCATTGTCGGGATTATTACTGCAATTTTGTTTGATTACCAACGTGTCGTGACGAATTTTAAAGAGGGCATTAATGCCAGTATTGGCGGCTCACTTTTAGCAGTGATGAATACGGCTTCTGAGTATGGCTTTGGTGCAATTATTGCGTCATTACCAGGCTTTGCCATGATTAGTCATGCAATGAGCAGTACTTTTACAAACCCTTTAGTAAATGGGGCGGTGACTACAACAGTATTAGCAGGTATTACCGGTTCAGCTTCTGGTGGTATGAGTATCGCTTTAAGTGCGATGGCTGAACACTATAACGCTGCGATTTTAGCTGCTGGTATTCCACCAGAAGTCATGCACCGTGTGGTTGCAATGGCGTCAGGCGGTATGGATACGCTTCCGCATAATGGTGCTGTCATTACTTTACTCGCTGTTACAGGTTTAACGCATAAACAGTCGTATAAAGATATTTTTGCAGTCACAGTAATTAAAACGTTAGCGGTATTTGTGGTGATTACGGTCTTTACCGTAACGGGTATTGTTTAAATCAGCACATTATAAGTATTAAGGAGTAAATAAATGACAAAACTTTTAGACGGTAAGGTCGCTTTTATTACAGGTTCTGCAAGTGGTATCGGTCTAGAGATTGCTAAGAAATTTGCTCAAGAAGGTGCCAAAGTTGTCATTTCTGACATGAATGCTGAAAAGTGCCAAGAAACGGCGAACTCACTTAAAGAGCAAGGTTTTGATGCATTATCTGCACCATGTGATGTAACTGATGAAGATGCTTATAAACAAGCCATTGAGCTGACTCAAAAGGCCTTTGGTACGGTTGATATCTTAATTAATAATGCTGGCTTTCAACATGTTGCGCCTATTGAAGAGTTTCCAACGGCTGTTTTTCAAAAGCTAGTTCAGGTCATGTTAACAGGGGCATTTATTGGTATTAAACACGTTTTTCCAATCATGAAAGCTCAAAAATATGGTCGTATTATTAATATGGCTTCAATTAAT